ATGCGTCCATACACGATACCTTGATAACACTAAACAAATGGTACACCTAAGGAGAATCGAACTCCTCTTTCCGCCTTGAAAGGGCAGCGTCCTAACCGATAGACGATAGGTGCATTAACTACAACAAATTTTTAAAGAACATGTTGATTTCTCAACTCATGCATGTAGTATAACACAACCAGAGGTTTTGTCAACATCTATTTGCAAGTTGTTGTAAACATACAACACTGTCATAAAGGTCGTAAAAACAACCTTTATAAACAAAAACCAGTCATAAAGGTCTTAAAAACAACCTTTATGGAAAATGGAGTAGGTGACAGGAATCGAACCTGCATAAAACAGATTTGCAATCTGCTCCCTAGCCTTTCGGGTCACACCTACAAAATTTGGTACCAGCGTAGGGAATCGAACCCTATCAAGAACGCTAATCTGGCGCTAAAAGGTGTATAAGACCTCTCTGACTACCAAGTCTCGCTGGCATGGAGGTGAGCATCGGTCTCGATCCGAATCCGCTTAACGCAAACGAACTGCTTAGCAGGCAGTCTTAGGTCCCACCTAATTTACTCACCATAACTCTACCTTTGCGCCAACCTTTTGGTATCGCATCGGTTTTTTTAATTTTTACATTTTCAATTTCATTTGTTATCCACATAGAACCGTATTGAGAATTTTTTTCGCCGTCATGTTTTCCTAAAGCTGATAATCTCATTTGTTCTTTAGTTTTTTGACTATGTTTTCTACCGGGCCATATTTTGGATAATCTATTCACTACATTTTTTTTATATTCTTCATCAGTCTTAAATTTATTTTTAACACCTTCACTCATTTTGGTTCTAATTTTTTTATCATAATTCTCATCTTCTAACATTTTTTTATTTCTAGTTATAACCATCATAGACATGTGTGTTTTTGAGTGTGATGGATTATCTTTCCAATTGTTTAAATAATCAAATCCACCAAGTCCACCAATTTTAAGATTATAAGTATTTTCTGTTGTTAAAAAATCTTCATTAACTAATTCAGCTTCTTTTGCATACATTGGTTCAGGACTATCATATACAAACAATATATCTTTGGCAAAATTTTCAATACCATATTTCTCTTGTGCTCGCATTAAATATTTTCCTGAACCCATGTAATTGTCGTTCAAATTTTTGGTCTTATGTGTTCCAATATAAATTTTGCCATCAATTTGATTTGTTATCTTATAAACAGTAAAAAACATTTTTAATCTCCTTTTACTTTATATATAAGAGTTCGAGTTTCGACAAAACTCAAGGGTGGAAGCGGTGAGATTCGAACTCACGGACCATTTCTGATCGGCAGTTTTCAAGACTGCTGCAATAAACCGGACTCTGCCACACTTCCATTAATTGTTGATACATTATCCTTCACTCACTCACGGTGTCACCGTAACCAGCGGAAGTTAATAACCTGCTCATGCGTTACTAATAATGTACCATATTGAAACACACTTCGGATACTGTACTAAACAGAAACTAACCGCCACGGCCTATGCCGCTGAAATGCATTTCAATATGGCACCCGAAATAAGAATCGAACTTATACTAACAGAGTCAAAGTCTGCTGTGCTGCCACTACACCATTCGGGAATAAACTACAACAAATTTTTAAAGAACAAGTGTGTATTGTAACAGAACCAAAGGTCCTGGCAACTACACTGTTGTATTGAAACAACAAACAAAAAACCCTAGATTTTTTAGGTCTAGGGTCTTGTGTTTGGAGTCTTTTTTAGAACTTCTGTTTTAACTCTCCATCTTCACACAAAACCCGGTTGTAATTGCCCATGAGCTATCGGCGCAATTAACTGTGCGATACTCTGGTTGCAACATAAAGGGCTTATGGGATATGAGAGACACTTTTTTCTTTCTAAAAATTAAATATGTTTGTATTATATAGTAAACTTTAAGCCGTGGCAAGCGGTTTTTTAAAAATATTTTTTATATTTTTTTCCATGCTATGGGTGTATGTTTTATTGGGTCTGTTGGATTTTTGAAATCGTTAAAGATTTCCCATAAATTTTCAGATATGGCAAACTTTGTTAGTAGTCCAGTCTCACGGCCATAGGCATCTATTTCCCATGGTTGAACCCAATAGTCCACTTTGTCTGAGTTGATTTTTTTACCACGCCACTTGGACAATTGGTCATTCGTTTCATCCTGAATATATTGTTTGACATGAACCATTTCATGGGCCAATGTTTCCAGTATTCTTCTGGAACCAATATGCGGATGAATTTCTATTAGAAATTTTCTTGGTTGTTTTCTTGTGTTGTATTCCTCAACACTTGCAAAACCATATTCTTTTATGTTTTCGTCAAATTTAATTTCCACGGAACAGTTGTTCCGTATTCTGGAGTTTGGTACGAGCTCTTTGGAATAGAATAATGCGGCTCTTTCCACGAAAGGCTTAAAGTCTTTGTCTGGACAATTGACTACCTTAACAAGCATGGGAACTCCTTTGGACGATAATGTCCCATGCTTATTTAGAGTTTCACATCTTTTCCACTTTTTCCACTTTCACTCCTGCTTTTTCCAAGAATTGTAAGCCATCTTGGATACGATAACTATTGCGATAATAAACACTACTGATACCAGATTGGTAAACAAGCTTGGCACAGTCCAAACAAGGTGCATGAGTAACAAAGAGGTGAGCACCAAGGCCAGATTCATTTGATCTTGCCAGCTTAGCGATTGCATTAGTTTCCGCATGTAATACCTCTGGTTTGGTTGTTAGTTTATAACGAAGCCATGGAAGGTCTTCAGTTTTTGGTAACTGTTGTTCACTCCATGGCCACTGTTCTTCAATTTCTTGAGGGGACAACCAACCACCCGCCGTTTGGTCCATATATTCTTTATCTTCACAGTTGTTATCCCAACCTGATGGCATACCATTGTAACCAATAGATATAATTCTATCATCTTTGACTACAATGGCACCAACATGAAGTCTACGAGCCGTTGACAATCCTGCGAATGTCTCAGCCACTTTCATATACGCATCAATAAATTTTTGTTTCATACATCACTTTCAATTGGTGCCCGCAGATGGGATCGAACCACCACTCAAGGGATTATGAGTCCCCTGCTTTACCATTAAGCTATACGGGCGTTATTTGACATATTCCAAAGAATCTTTACGCATCCACTTTAACATGCGGCCTCTAGGAATTGGTATCTGTTCCGCCACAGGCAGAAACAATACACCATCAATCTCTTTGGGATCCCAATCAGATTGAGTAAAATAGATTTCACTTGGGTTCAAGCGATTGCGTAATTTGCGAATGGAAGTTTTAACAGTTTTCATAATGACACCATTATACAACAAAAAAAGGGGTCAGTCAAGACCCCTTACGGTTATCTACCTTTTAAGGTACGGTCCGTTCTGTGTTTTTTGATAGCCTCTATGGCTTCTAAGATGCTTGAAAGAAGTCTTTTAAACATCATTCATCCTTAGATTGAATAGAGATTTTTTTGATGGCATCTTGTGCCTTGACCATATTCTCCAACCACACTTTAAGCATACCATTAACCAATTCAGCATTCTTAATTTCGATGGTATCTTTTAGTGTGAAGGTGCGTTCAAATGCACGATTGGCAATACCTTTGTAGATATAGTCTTGGCTTTCGTCCTCTTTAGAGGAACCTTTGATGGCCAACTTATTGCCGTCCATAGTAATTTCAATATCAGACTTTGCAAATCCAGCAACAGCCATTTCAATGACATACTTGTTGTCTTTGACTTGTTTGATATTGTATGGGGGATAAGATGGTACAGATTTCGCAATATCTTTGGTTGCGGCTTGCAACATATCGGTAATCTGGTCTAGACCAATCATGTTTGGGTACAGTTGGTCAAATTTTGGAAACAGTAATCCTGTCATAGTTTTCTCCTTAAAAAGCAAGATTAAAAAATTGCCGCCTCAAAGAGCACGGCACCATTATTATACTATTATTTATACTGTTTGTCAAGCAGGTTGTGGTTTTTTACCAATATTGTATTTCGGTGTTAACTGCCACTCATTCTTCTCTTTGTGAGACAGAATCTTTACCTGTGAAAGAAAAATAGGTGCGGGCACCTCAGTTTGCTTTTTGTTGACAATCTTTACTAGACCCCAATCTTCCAATAGGTTTACGATTGCATTCCTACGGGACAGGTCATTTTCGGTAATGTCGGTTGGTTTACCGTCAAGGGCAAACAATTCTTTGAAATGTACCACATAGTACTGACCACGTTTGTGGAGTATGTGGCAAGATTGATATAGTGTCTTGTCCTTCTTAGACGCAACACCAATCCGTGTCAATGTTTCACGAACTTTTAAAAAATCATCTTTTTCATCCAAGGTCACTTCAACTAGGTCTTTAATGTCTATCATTATTCTTCACTCCGCCTGTATCTATTTTTGTTTTTATATCAGCGATTTGTTCATCAGTAAGGATACGGAGGGCTTCTTTAGCCTTGGCGTTTGAATATCCAAAATAGATTTTCACACACTCAATATCCTTATCAGAATCGGCTTTTTGCCACGGAACAAACTTCCGTTTCATGGGCCTGATGCTATTTAGAAGATACTGGTATTGCATGTCTTTGTCAATACCTGACCACATGTTGATTTCGTTAACAAATAACACGCAATCCAGGTGATTAGACAAAGACCTGTTGATTAGAAAGGGTGCATAATCCTTGAAATCTAGGTCACCTTCCGGTGTCTTCTTTCTTAGGATGAAATCGGCATAGTCGAACGGACTCATTTGAATTCACATTCAACCATAAGTTCGGTCAGGCAAGCAATCAAATTGATTTCATGGTCTGCAACAAAGGCTGATTGATATTGATACTTGGCCAAAATCAGAACCATCTGTGGTACAGAGTTTGGTTTCAACTTGTCATACAACGAATCATAGATGTTTCTAAAGATTCTGGTAATGTCATTGTCAAGGTTGTTTGTTGTCCATTTTCGACAAGAAGCAAAGTCCTTGTTCTTAATAGAAGATACCAACTCATTCATTTGCACATCAGAAACCGATGCAAGTATGCCCTTGTCAATCGTACCACTAACCGAATAACGCTGCAATTCATTTAGAACACGGCGATTATCTGGAAAGTGTTTGGTGATAACGGCAGCAACCACAGATTTGTCGTAGGTTATCCCTTCTTGTTCCAGAATCCACTCAGCACGCTTGAAGAATGCTGCAGCCATCTTTTGTTTACTGCCATTGATTTTGAAGTCAACAACGGTACAACGAGAATGAATTGGGTCAATGATCCTGTTCTTGAAGTTACAAGTAAAGATGAAAGAACAGTTGGATGCAAACTCCTCAATCGCACCACGCATGGCAGGTTGAGTTGAATTTGGATTTAGATAGTCCGCTTCGTCAATGATGACAACCTTGCGGCCGCCTGATAGGGACATAGATGATGCATAGTTTTTGATTTTGTTCCGTAGAACATCAATACCCGATTCGTCTGAACCGTTAATCATAATATAATCGCAACCGACTTCTTCACAGAGAGCCTTTGCAATTGTGGTTTTACCGACACCAGCAGAACCCGCCAACAAGAGATTGGGAATCTCTTTGCGGTTTACATACTCCTGAAATGTTGCCTTGATACCATCAGGAAGAATACAATCTTCAATGGTTTTAGGACGATACTTCTCCACCCACAAAATGTGTTGTGACATTCAAATTCTCCATAATATAATTAAATTTCGTCATGCCATTTAAATCCAAGCAAAAGCTTGGCAAAAAATCTTACGACTGCATTTGGTTTTGTGGGTCTATACACAAACATAGAGTCTGTGATTTCCCACTTACCAACCTGTTTTTTCGCATCAGGTCTTAAAACAAAAGAATTCATTACTGGTGATGATGTGATTCCACCAATTCCGACACCACCATTAGAAATAAGAAGTGGCGTCCAGCCAACAGTACTATTAGCCGATTGATTCTTTCGCCACTCAGCAATCCATTGTTTGCATGGAGTAAAATCCAAATCCAATGTCGTTTGTTCCGTCAATGGATAAAAAAATTGAATCTCCAACTGTTGCATTACTTAACCTCAACCATACTTTCGTACAGTGCTTCAAACTCTTTAGATTCTGCAACCTCAGTTTGAAATGAATTCTTGTGTTGTGTTTTTGCCATGCGTTTAAGAATCTTTTTAGGAATCTTCAACTCATCATGTGCAAGGTCAATAATGTCTTTGATTGCAGCATTGTTGGAATCATTCTTGTGCATATGGTGAACGGCTTCATCCACATAACCTTTGAGTTTCTTCAAAGCTTCATCATCAAAAGAACCGAATAATGTATTTACTTTAGTCATTTTGCAACCATCATTCCAACAACATCATAATCAGATTCATTAACAACAACATTACCATTTGTCAAGTTGATTGCTGTTTTACCTTGTTGTTCACCATCAGTAATAGTGAAAACAGCCACAATGTATGTGGGGTTAATGGCAATCTTGTTGCCGCTTGCTGATTCTGTAATCCAAATCATATTATTCTCCAAATGTTAGGTCTGATTCTTTAGCTTCGATAGCAATCCAATATTGCATATCTTCTTTTGTATTTCTAAAATAGGATAGTCCTTTTGAAGAAATTTGTACCTCATAGGTACCGGCAATCATCTTAAAGTTTTCAGTTAAGAATAATGCCTTAAACTTTTTGCCATTACCATCTGCAATTTCTGTAGAGTCTGTATGTGCGGAGTTATCTTTTGAATCACAAGTTGTGATGTAAATCTTTGCACCATCAGATGTGATGGCAATATTTGGTGATTGTAGAATGCTTGCTGTTTTAAGTACAGAAGCCAATTCATCTTCTTTCAGTGTGAAAGATACATCCACAGTAGGAAGATTTAACTCTTTATCTGGTGGTGTTACAATCATACTCTTTGCAGTCTTGCGATAGTTGAGCTTCTTACGGCCAACTTTAAAGATAACATGTTCGTTATCAAAATCAATTTCACCGTCTTTGTACAAGGATTGAACCGACAAAAATTGGTTCAAATCATAGATACAAAAATCTTGTGGAAAGTCATCTTTAATTCCAGCTTTTGCCAAGACAGTCTTGGTTGCAGAAATGGTTGTCAGTTTCTTACCAGTCTTAAATTCAATGCCAGGATTAATGTTGGCAAAGTTTTTAAGAACCGTCAAGGTCTCATTGGATAATTTCATTACGATACTCCTTCAGTCAATTCACTTATTGTATTCGATCCGTAAGAACGAGTCAAGCACTTCATTAAAATATTTTTCAAGTCTTCCACAGTACCATCATTTTCAATGGTGTGGTCAATATGCCCACCTATCCATCTCCATTCAGATTCATGTGGACCATTTTCATACATAAAACTTTCGGCTTTATGTGAACCTCTATTTGCCTGTGCGGCAATGTCATACCAGTGTGGTGTAATACCACGCTTTACTTCAATCATAACACCACCGTTCTTATGCACAAAATCAATTTCATTTTGAAATCGTACATCGGTGATGACATAATTTTTCTCTTTGTCAATAAGTCTTTCCAACCTATCAACCCAAAAATTCTCATGGAAAATACCACGACCAACCTCAGTACCAAGTAACTGTAGGGCTAATCGTGGTGTAAAATCCTTACCAAATTTTTTAGACCAGAATTTATCTGGTTGTTCACGCCAATCTCTGGATGTGGGTGTGTCACCTTCTAGGTAATCTCTTGGCCAATCAAACATAACTGCCGCAATGTCTTTGACACCACCAGCAAAACTAATTTGTTGAAAACCAAAATCTTTTAAAATATCACCAGCGGTACCTTTACCGCAACCAATGAAACCTACAAGGCCGACAATCATCACATTTCTCCAACAAAGTTTGCTACAGCAGGCATGTCTCCTTTGAAATGGTAGGTGCCGATATGGTCTAAACGCATCCAAGGACACAACCAAATAGAACCACCCATCTTACGCCACAACTGACAGAACATATAATCTTCTGATAGATAACGGTCTGAACCACCACCTGTTGCAGAATCTTTAGTGTCAATGATTGTGTCAAAGAAAGCATGAATGTATCGTGAACCATCAAAGTGTGCTTGGCCAACATGGTCAGGTTTGTAACGCAATTGTGGAAATGCTTCCGAAAATTTAGGAAATACTTCACGCTTGACCATCATAAAACCAGTTCCAATTTCCAAAACCTCAAGTGGTTCAGAAACAGAAAACTTATCAGTGCCACGTACAGGATTAAATACATAGTCACCTGTAACTTTCTCTAATGATCCAGCATCCATATCTGGATTTTTAGTCATAGCTTTCTTAACAGAAGACCATTTGATGGCTTTCTTAGGATAAGGTCCACCAATAACATCTTTATCTAAAGCCAAAAGTGCAATCACATCTTTAGGATCGAAATGAATGTCTGCGTCAATAAACAACATATGTGTGCAATCTGAACGATTCAAAAATTCATCAACAAGATAGTTTCTTGCTCTAGTGATTAAGGATTCATTGAAAAGAAATGAGAATTTCACTTGAACACCGTACTGCATACAGATGGCTTGCAAATCAAGACAGGCTTTCGCATACAATCCGTGATTCATACCACCATACATTGGTGTGGCTACAAAAATACTTTTCTTTTGAAGTTCCTCTTTTTTAATTGAAATTTCCATTTACTCTCCAAAAATAAAAAAAAGGGGAGTACCACTAGAAGTGGTCTCCCCACAATTCACCTAATTAGGCGCTGAAGCTGTAACCAGCTTTGATAGCAGCACGAACCATAGACTTGGTTGGTGTGCCCATACGATACACGGCAACTTTGCTACCATCACCACGGGTCTTGGTGTTGGTGTAGATTACATGACCTTCTTGGCGAAGTTCATCAATACGAGCGGCAACATTTTGGATGCCGAAACGAGCACGAGCCTGTGCGGTTGAAAGTGTGTTGTATCCCTCTTTCTTGCTCAAGAAATTAAGGATGCGGGTTTTGGCGGATAGTTTAGTCATAATAAATCTCCTAATGACAAAGTTAAACAAAGTTCTTGCGTTCTGCAAGTATTCACATTATACTATTACTTAGTGTGTGTGTCAAGTATATTTGCGGTATACTTTTTTATCTGCCATTTTTTTGCTGGCAAATCCTTTCAATGAGTTTTGTCTTTTCCTTAAGGATTCTTCAGGAATAAAGTCCAACTCCTCATCAATAATTTTATTCAATAATTTCCATCCAATATCCAATTCTTTTTTGGCCTGGGTTTTACTTTCGTATTCTATACCAAAAATTATTACCGATTTTGATTGACCATTATATTTACCAGAACGAACATATTGTGGAAATATAATTTTACCATCTATCATTTTATATAGAGTTCTCCAACAAACATTTAATTTTTCTCTTGCTTCACTTCTAGAAGCATAGGTAATACCATCAATAGTAACAGGTTTTCTTTTTTTAAGGTAAAAATTTTCAGTATGTTTATATCCAAACAATCCTTCTCCACCTAAAGTGTTATTATATCCTTTTTTTAGACTATTATATTCTTTTATAAAAAAAGGTTCCATCGTGTGTAAACAATGTTCTCTATCTAAAGATTGATATATTACATTCCATTCAAAACCATCAAGTCCATATTTTCTTAAAGCATTATAGAATTTATATTTTTTATTGAAATTTGACGGAGATTTGTGTTCCCACATTCTTTGTGGCCAATTTGAATCAAATCCAATATATACTTTTCCGTTTATTTTATTTGTGGCTTTGTAGATAGAATAAATATTCATGCTGGCATTCCTTTACAATGTTAGAGTAGGTAAGGACGGCAATCCTGTGACCTACACCTATTTATACTTTTATCTACCTACCTGTCCTAAATATTTTTCTTTAGTCTGGTTCCAATCCATGAATATCAAGTCATCATAGAACAATGATTCATAAGACACATTGTTCTTTTTCTTTAACATTGATATACGACCTTTGGCATATTTGGTTTTCCAAATATTTGCCAAGGTTTCAGGACTGGTATCAAATGATTTGACCAGTTCTTTATCACCAATCTCTTTTCTGAGATATTCACTGGTGTTATTGTAGAGAGGTGAAAAATAGATACCCCTCTGATGTTCAGTGCGAATCAATTCTTTTGGTATACTTAACTTGGAGTATGCAAAATTCAATGACCGGTTTTTGTGGTCACGCTTGAGTGGTAAACCATTTTGATTCTTGGCTTCCCACCATTCAAAATATTTACGAGTATGGTTTTCTTTGATCCAGTCAAAGACCATTTTCATAGTTTTCCTAGTGGGTTCGAAAGCAACTGACCCACTAGAAAATCCCATTTTGTTCCAATGTTCCAGGCCATCATATTGAGATAGACCATTAGACTTGGTATTACCATATAAAGAGGTTGTAGTGACGCCAACCAGTGTATCTCCATAACGAACCTTCCAATCATTTTGTACTGTATCAGACAGACACAACAATGCCAACAATTTGCCACCCATATAATTAAATCCTAAAGGTTGCAGTGGTACAATCGTTGAACCGATTGCTGTGTGGTTAATCATTCCTTGTTGTGTCTTAACATCTCTTGCCCAACCGATTGCAGAATCTCTTGGAGTTAAATCCAAGAAGTCGGACGATATGCAAATAACACCAAGGTATTTTCCAGATCGACCATCAACTACTGTGTAATACAAATTGCGGCCAATGTTACTATTGTTTTTCATTGTGGATGAAAATGTACGGATAGTATTCCAAGTTTCTGCACCGTCACCATTGGATAGTTGCAAAATAGGTTCTAGTTTTTCATAATCATCCGGACCTTCTGGCATCCAGAAATTCTTTTTAACCTTTTCGACTAATTTTTCTTGTGTCAAATCAATTAATTGTTTATCATCACCATACAATGTGCTAATTGTGCGTGTCGGATATTTCTCCTGTACCTCACACCATTTCTGGTATAAAGTATACTCACGCACATCCATTTTAGATGCATAGGTTAAATTCTGAATGAGAGTTTCTTTTAATAACTCTGTGTCAATATGTTCAAATCGGGATGCATCGTTGGTTCTCGACCACACATCCCATTGAGCATCAACATAATCTATAGGTGTTGCCATTAAGTTCTTGCTTGCAGTTGATTCATGTTTTTAGGATTAAAATACTTGCGTCTAATTTTATCCAATTTCTTCAGACCAAATTGTAACGCCAGTGGTTTCGCACGACTAGTATACACCATTCCGTTCATGTGGTCAAGCTCATGGAGGAAACAACGAGCAGTTATACCAGTAAATGTTTTGGTACGATTGACACCATTAAAGTCCTGGTATTCTACTTCGATTTCGGCAGGTCTTGTGATTCTCAGATTTAGGAAAGGGAAAGAAAGGCAACCTTCTTCCATGTGTACTTCACCTTTAGAAGAAATAATTTTTGGATTGAAGTATGCCACATATTCTTCACCTGAACCCATAACAAATACACGGTGTTCGAATCCACATTGGTTTGCGGATAGTCCAATACCATTATACTTCTTACAGGTTTCTACCAGTGTGGATGCAAACTCATTGGCATTAATTGGTGCGGTTTCAAAATTAAATTCAGGCAACACCTTGTATAGTGCAGGATGATCCGGTGCAACCAAGTCGAAAGTTTCGACTGGTGTAGATTTAATCTCGGCTTGTTCAGCGGTGTTATATAAAACAATATCTTCTGTACTCATAATTTATCCTATGGTTGGTTTATCAAACAACTTTTTGTATAGTTCATCCACATCAACTACTTTAGACCTAGAATCACACAACAAAACATTTTCATCATACACTGGTCTAATAGCTAAACCACTGAACGACATTGTGGGCATTGCCTTCTTTATAAACAATAACATTTTTTCTTGGTATTGTTGATGAAATTTCCTTTGGCATAAGAAGGCTTTATTATTACCTATGGTAAATATTCTCCAATTTTTATAATTGTATTTCGACATTATAAACTCACATACTGCACTGTTCACACCAGGATACTCCCAGTCATTGAAATCATCTACAGCAATAACACCATACTCTTTCATCTTGTCTGCAAATAAAATCAAATCATTCAGTACCACAGGATGTTCATGGCAACCATCAATATGTAAAAACTTTAACTGATCTTTGAAAATCAAATCATCTGGAAACAATGACATTGTATCGGTTAATTTCCAAATCAGGTTTTCACCTTTACTAAACTTTTTAATATTTTTGTCTGCAATAACTCTTTGTTCTTCGGAAAAAATATCATACAGATAAAAATTATCTTTGGTGTTTTTAAAATTGCAAATGTTAATTGCACTTCGGCCATTTGCAACACCAATCTCACAGATATCACCATCCAAATTAAATTGTATTTCTTGTAGTACACCATACATAAGAACAATGTCGATTGGATAAAACCAACCTGGGACTTCTTTGTCTACTACATTTCTTTGGTGTGATAGATATTCATTGAAATTCATTTTGCAATCCTTGAAAAGTTTCCTTTTTTCTCAAACTTAATGACCGAACGAAACTTATCAAATAACTGGTCACCTTTGTGTGAAATAACAAACACATTAGTATCTGTACCCATTTCATGTATCAACTTTAGGAATTCTTCTGTGCCTACTGTGTCAAGGCTAGAATCAAACACTTCATCCAGTATCAACAAATTTGTATTGGTACTATTCTTTAGTTTGGCAATCTGACGCCAAGTAAACAATAATGCCAAGTCAATACGCATCTTTTCACCTTCGGAGAAATTGGCATAAGAGAATTCATCACGGTGCCTACTCTTAATTGTTTCTTCAAAGTTTTCATTGATGTTGAAGTTAACAAAGAAGTCCATTGCAGACAGGTACTTGTTAATCAACTTATTCATAATAGGTAGATATTGTTTGATAATTTTGGTCTTAATGCCGTTATCTTTCAACAAATTACCTGCAAATTCATAGTAATGTTTTTCGTTCAAAAGTGTTTCATAGTTGTTTTTATATTCATCCAACTCAGTAATTAATTCAGTTAACTTTTGGTCGCCACCGGCATTATCGGTTTGTTTCTTGGACAATTCATCAATCTCAGTATTCAACTTAGAAATATAATTGCTTACGGCCGACATGGTGGAAGTATGTCTAATAATTTCACCATTGTGTGCATTGATGTGAGAAATGATACCAGTGATTGATTCTATTTCAGAAGTTACTTTACTTAACTCTTGTTCAATCTCAAGCAAGCCAGTTTTTTGTGTGTTTATTTTATTTGACTTTTCTTCTACCTGAGAATCTTTCCACTCAGGCGTGATCGGTTGTTTACAAGTTGGACAATCATGGTTACTTTCATAGAAGTCAATCTCTTTTTGGTTTCTGTCAATATTAGTTTGGACTTTACCTTTGATTTGAAATAGACCTTTGGACTTCTTGTCTAACTTTTCTTTTTTATCACCAACTTTAGTTTGTAACACTGCAATATGTTTGTTAATCAACTCAATATCATTTATCAATTTATTGTGTTGTTCTTTTGATTTTTCAATTTCTTCCCGTTTACGCTGAATCTCCGCATCGTTATTCTTCTTATGTTCTTCGATGTTTTGTTTTTGTAAATTGATTTTTTCTTCGGTTAAAGAAATGGCATACTTAGATTTGGTTGTCTCATCTTTAATGGATGACATTTTTTCTTTGACAACCGAATTCATGGACGAGAAGATTTGAATGTCTAGTAAGTCCTCAATAATTGTTCTGCGGTCAGCGGCAGACAATTGCATGAAAGGAACAAAGGATGCTGAACCAAGGATGACAACCTGCGTAAAGGACTTATAATTTAGTTTGAGAATTTGTTTCTCTAGTACTTCTTGGTAGTCTTTCGCAGCTGCATCCTGGTTCAGCAGAATATCATTGGCGTAAATCTCAAATGTATTGGGTTTGATACCACGAATAATTTTATATCGTTTCTGGCCAATGTTGAATTCAATCTCAACCACACATTCTTTGGTGTTGATAGAATTTGGTAACTGTGGTTTGTTTATTTTACGAAATGGTTTGCCAAATAGGCCAAAGCAAAGTGCATCCAGAATCGTGGACTTACCTGCACCATTTTGCCCAATAATTAAAGTATTGGTAGACTTGGTAAAATTAATCTCGGTGAATGCTGCACCGGTGGAAAGAAAGTTTTTCCAACGAACCTTTTGAAATAAAATCATGCTTGTTCAGTATTCAATGCCTCTACATAGAGTTCTTTTAATAATGTTTTCAACTTAGTATTATCTATGTTATCTTCTTTGATGTTATCGACATACTTGTTTAGAATTGTCAGAGTATCTTCGGCCTGGTTGACCATATTGTCATCAACACCTTCGGTCAAATCTGTAAAATCTTCAGCAATTGTAATGTCTGCTGGGTTCACATTATACAGGTTATTCATGAACTTGTCAAACAAATACGGATTGGTTTTGTTTATTACAACCACTTTGACATAGGTGTTTGCATATGGTTTGAAATCCATACCATCAAGTTCTTTAATGGTATTCACTTTGTCATCGTACATAATACGATGAAACATTTTGTTTGGATTCTCTACGAATTCAAGTTGATGAGAATCCAAATCAAACAAATGAAAACCCCTAGCGTCATTGTAATCTTGCCAAGTAAGTTCGTATGGGTTCCCCAAATAGTAGATATCATTAGCAGAAGATTTGTGATGGTAATGACCACTAAAAGTGTGACTAAACTTCCTAAAAATTCCACGATCCAGTCCTCCTTCGGATGGCATACCACGATACATCGCAAAGCCGGCAATCTCAAAATGACCCATACAAAGGGTTGCTGAGGTATTATTCAACTCTTGCATAGAGTTCTCGTAGTTCTCAGCGCATATCCATGGCATCATACAAACATCAGCGGTTGTGTTTGCATAGTCCAAATGAATTGTTTGTGGTGAATCAATAACATTAATGTTGTCATATTCTTTTAACAACAAATCTACCGAGTTCACATCATTGGTGTTCTTAAAGTATGTGTCGTGATTACCTGCCAACATATGAACTTCAACACCCAATGCATACAACGGGTCAAAGAACATTTCTTTGGTGCGTTTCAGTGAGTAGAAGTTAATGTACTTTCTACGGTCAAAGGTATCACCGAGAATAAGAACAGTCTTAATCTTTTCTTTAACCAACGTTGGAAAGAATGTTTCTTTATAAAACTTCTCATAGAAATCTAAGAAAAGTGTGGAATCATTTCTCGCACCAAAATGTTGGTCAGTTATTATTGCTACTTTCATTTACTCTTTTCAATTTCCAATACTCTTTGCCGTAACTCAGTGGTTGAAAAACTGTGTTGGCGACTGTTAAAATAGACTGACATAGGTAACTGATAACCAGTAAACTGTTTATCCCTATATTCTTCACCTATGATTCTAACATCTATTGGATAAGAAGTCAATATGTCCATCAATTCTTTTTCAGTGGCATATGGTATAATTTCATCAACAAATTTACAAGCCTGTACCTGTATGAATCTTTCCAGTACCGTTTGTATTGGTTTGTTTTTAGTGGTAGGTCTATCAATCGTAGGATCCATTTGTAAACCTACCATCAAATAATCACACTGAGTCTTTGCCTCTTTCAACATCATCACATGGCCAGCATGGAACAAATCAAAAGTTGAACATGTAAATCCTATTCTCATAATCACTCCTCAATAAATTTTTCAAGCCCTTTTGGTTTCTTTGCCGCATCTTTTTCGGCTTTCTTTGTTTTTCTGGCTACTTCATATGTCTCAATGAATTCGGCAATGTTATCATAGAGTTCAAATTGTTTACTTGAACCATCTTCACTCTCTAACATCTCAAATTCATCCAGTATACCATACATCTCTGTGGCCTTGTACTTCACATACAGTTGTTTCTTTTCTTTCTGTATTCGTCTTAGGAATGCAAAGTAGATTACTTGTGTGAAGTATGCAAATGGATTCTTAGACTTGTCTGGATCAAAGTTCTCAAAGTACATCAAACAGTTTTCAATACCATCGGAAATCATTTCATCACGGTAAGTGTAATTGATAAAGTTTGGTTTGTGTGATAGACCTTCGGCAATCTTCATAAAGCATTCACCAATGTAATTTGGAATGTTTGGTTTAGGTTTGCCAGCCTTTTCGGCTTCTACGCATCGTGTTTTGTAATCAACCAATGCCGTTAGGAAATCTTGATTGTTTATATAATGTTTCTGTTTACTCATTCAAATGTACCATAAAAAGTTGTTGACAAAGGGCTTGACATGTGTTAAAGTCCACGGTGTAGCCCGGATGATGATATTAATATATTAATTTATTAGGTATTAGGTTATTAATGTATTAAGGAATTCTTCCTTGATTCCTTTTCTTCAAAAGCGGAAAGTACCTCATCAGTAAGAGCTACCTCCTTTTCTTTCTTAGTCGCTTCGGTAAATTTAATTACCGTATTCAGATAATATTCTTCAAAGTCCTCAGTAGGATCCATTGCACATAGGATATTATCCGCATCTATTTCTACCGTATTTTCTTTAATGACAGACATAGGTAACCAACATTGCAACATCAAATTGGTGCCACGAATTTCAAATAACATAGGATCGGTAATCTCTATTGTGTCATTTACCGTGTATTCGCAATTACAAATTACATCTAGACCGTCTTTAAATCTTACTATTTTAATGGCCATTTTTAAGTCCTATATTGTAAATTTTAAAAGTAAACTTCTCCTCATTATATATCTTTACTCTTTCGATGAAGTGTTGTAATGTGAAGTTTGTGTGTTTTTTGATTCTTAAATCATCTGATATATCATAGAGTGTGGCCATTTCTTTACCTTCATTCTGTCGTAAACCTCTACCAATTGATTGTAAATTTCTAACCCTTGATTTACTTGGGCTCGCAAATATGATGTTGTGTAGATTTCTAATGTTTGTACCAGTAGAGAATGTTCCAAAACTGGCCACGGTGATTGCATCGTTTTCTATTTCCATAATTTTCCTAACTTGTTCTCTCACCTCAGTGTCCACATCACCGTCAATAAAATAAACACTGCGACCATTTGCCTTCTCTTTAATCATTTCGTATAATGCACGACCATGTTTTTTCATTTGAAACAAAACCAATGTGTTTTTCTCCAAACTGATTGCCAAATTACGAATGAAACGATTTCTGTTTTCAGACTCAATCAAATATTTCAACTCATCTGGATATGATGCATCTTTCATTTCCTTACATATCTCATCGGAATGTTTCAGTATCAAACACTTTATGTTGAATGCTGATAATTGTTTCTTGTCAATCAATTCTTTGGTTGATATAACTTTTTTGGTTGGACCAAACAAACCTTCTAGTACCAGTTTGTGTGTTTTGGTGCCGTCTAGTGTACCAGTCAAACCAATTCTATACTTTGCATTGACACAAGATGTTAGTATTGATGTTAAAGATTGTGCCTTGAACAGGTGTGCCTCATCACCAATCACATATTGAAATTGATGAAAATAATCTGGCGGTAACTTATACAGTGATTGCCATGTGGAGATTGTTAGATTCTTGTCCGTCATCTTATCTTTACCTTGATAGATTCGATGTACATTTTCTTCCACATTAAAACCATTCTCTGTCGAATAGTCTGCAAAATCGGAATATAACTGTTCAACCAAAGTTGTTGTTGGAACAATGATTAAACCTTTTAACTGTTGATACTGCAACAATTGTCTGAATAACAAATATATGATAAGAGATTTACCTGATGCGGTTGGAGATAATAACAAGGCTCTCCGTTTTTGCATGGCCTCAATAAATGCATTTTGTTGGTGTTCTCTGACACCAATTTGTTTTCTTTGTGAATGTAGATTCAGTGTGTCAAAGAATTTCTGTGCATGATAGACAGAATATTCATCTTCAATAATGTCATTTGAGTATGTATATTCCCGTTCATCACAAAACTCTTTAAGATATGGAATCAATCCAAGATATAGTTGAGAGGTCTGTAGATTGAATAGTCGAATCTTACCGTCCCATATGCGATTCCGATAGGCTGGAACGAACTGATAACCAGGTACAAAGAATGTGAAGTACTCAGATAACTCCTTTGCAACATGCTTCTCACAGGTCACTTTGGCGTATACTTCATCTTTCTTTGTGATTGTTAAATGTTCAACCATAATTATATCTTAAGGCATAGTATAAAGCCATACACGCAAAATAAAAGACCACAAAATACAAAGCCTTTGTTCTCCACATGGTTGCGGCAAAAAACATACCTATCATAAAAGAAAATAGGTTTAATGTATCTATTGATATTGATAATAGATTACTGTCCGCCAACGAATTTCTCCCATGATATAAAGTCTCGCAGTTGCCATGTTCTTTGTTTCAATTCGGCCATAATAGATTCAATAACTGAAACGACTTCCTCATGGTAGACCTTTTTCTCCAATAATTTAATAAGGTCTTTGTCTGCTTCCAAATAGGTGTTAATATCAGACTTCAATGCAAACTGGAATGGTTCCCAACCATATTCATTCAATTCATCTTGTGACATTTTACCTGTAAAGTATTCCCATTTTACCTTACGCATACGCAGGTAATCAAAGTGGGCTTTCTTTGATGCGATTTTGTGTTTGGTGAGGATACCAAGATACTTACTGTGATATACAGGTATCTTTAATAATTCTCTGCTGGGTTCGGTCTGGTCTATAACTGCATCCGATTCCCACATTTTTAGTATTTGCTCAAGTGTTTCCATAGTTATTCATAATTGCCATAATCAAAACATTATATCACAAAAGTATTAAACTGTCAAGTATTTGTATGATTGATATCTAAATGTTGCCGATGCGGTTATTATTGTATCTGCTGATTGTGTAGTATCAAATCTAAGTGCGCTAATAGTTAAAGGAAACACATTTGTGAATTGTATTCTTAAAATAGGATTGTTTAATCCACTCAGTATACTTAATGTTGCATCGGAAAAATTTTTATTGTCTTGTAGTTCTTTACTACCATCACGCTTTTCAAAACCATCAGGATCAGCAATGGAAGTGAACCAATCGTATATGTTTTTCCATGACTGTAGTTCTTCATCTATTATAAATTCTATGTCCAATGGTTCATAGGTCAGTTTGGTGCCTGGTGAAAACATGTCCAAAAACGGAGTAGGTTTCATAACTTCACCCAAAGAAACACCTGGTAGATTAACCTGTTGGCAAAAATATTGTGTGGCCCTAATTCTATCGAATGTCAATAAGAATTTGGTGGGTTGAAGTAAATCGGTATTTTCTGGTGTTCTGGTTATTGCAGACATATTATCTCCTCTATGTACTATTTAGGAGTCAAAAAAAAGGGACCCGAAGGTCCCTTTTAAATGTCACTCTTAACGGTGACTCTTCCCATCCCTGGGATTACATCAAGTTGCGAACTTGGAAAATACGGTAGTACACGTTTGAACGAGCGTTCAATGCACCGTTGCCAGTGGTCAAACCAGTTGCGAATGGGTTTGCAACCATGCCGTAACGAGTCTTGAAACCAATCTTTGGTTGGAATGTGTACTGGTCAACTGCACGAACCATTTGTAGAGGAACGTATGGGCAGTAGAATAGACCAGCGTCATAAGGAGAAGTACCCTTATAACCGATTGTTACCAATTCTTGGTTAGATGTGTAACCACCGAAGTATGGGTCGATGTAGACCTTGATACGACCGTGCAACATACCAGCAAATGTGTTACCAGTGTCATCAACTTGTAGGTCAGCAGACAAAGCAGGTGTGTATTGCAACACGCCAGCCATTGCCATAGCAGAAGCAACGTCAGATGATACGATCATCACGTTACCTTTACCACGACGAGTTTGCTTAGCAATTACGTTTGCATCACGTTCGATTTGGAAAATCAAACCTTTGAAACGTTCAACAGACCAACGACCGTTAGAGTCAGTGTCCAAGTCGAAAGAACCAGCAGTTGTAGTACCATACTGAGCACCTGCAACAGCGCATGTATAGATTGTACGGATAACTTCACGGTTGATTTCAGCAAGAATCTCAGTAGAAAGAATGTTTGACAATTCTGTTTCAGCATCCAAACCATGGATTGCCTTCAAGTCTTGTGCAAGTTCTAGTGAGTATTCAGCTTTCAACGCACGGCTTTGAGCAGTAACAGTAACTTTCTCAATTGAGAATGCCATTTGTTGGAATGTGCTGTCTGTGTCAGCACCCAATGCTTCTGCTGTAGCAGTAGACATACCAATACCACTTGTAACAGCGTTAGCAGTTGCAAAGTTTGTGAATGGATTTGCATCGGTATCTTTAGAGGTATTACCACGGAAACCGTATAGGTTGTTTTCAGAACCAACACCAGAGAACTTGGTGTTTGCTTCGCCATAGAATGCTTCGTTAGCGTTAGCAGTTGCACCAGATTGTGCATTGTAACGAGCACGCATTGCAAAGATCAAGCCTGTTGGGCCTGTCATTGGCTGAACGCCTGCAATGTCATAAGCAATCATGTTAGGCAATGCACGGCGAACCAAACTAATCAAGATTGGATCGTAGTTAGAAATGCCAGAACCTGTAACGTTTGTTGGAGCAGCAGAAACTGCTGTTTCGTTCAACTGCTGGCTAGCAGTCATCATTTCACGTTGTTGGTTTTCCAAAACAAGTGCTGTAACAGCTTTCTTGTATGGGTCTTTGATGGACTCTAGGCCTTCGTGCTCAAGCACTGGTGCCCATTTTTTTTGTAGTTCTTCTGTTAGATACATTTAGTATTCTCCTTGTAAGTATCTTTTAATGGTAAAGTTTATTTATTTTACCAACGATTTTGAGATTGTTTGTGCGTACTGTGCAATAGCAGGATCAACAGATGCTGTTGGCTTCTTGTCTTCCTCGATTTCTACTGCTTCGTGTAATGCAGAACTTTCAATCGCTTTTACTGGAGTTTGGAAGTATGAATCTACCAATGTTTCCAATTTACGACCAAATTCTTCTTCTGTGGTAAAGTCAACACTCTCTGCGAGTGATTTCAATTTTTCCACTTGGGTCTGCGTTAGGCCTTCACATACTGCATGTATAGCCTCTGTTTTTTTGTATTCGTTAATTTGTTTCTTCATTTCAACGGCAGTTCTAATTTGCTCGTTTAGTGAGTCTTCCAATTCTTCAACTTTGTCGGTCAATTCTTCGACAACATTTACTTTTTCTTCTGGAATATCAATGTAGTGATCTTCGAACAAGGTCTTCATACCACGGATGAAATCTTCAACGATTTCTGCACGAAGGCCTTTTTCGATTGCCAATTGATTTTCTTTGAACCATTCTTCAGCCATGTAGTTGATGTAGTCATCTAATTTCTTAGACAAATCTTCTTTGATTTCTTCAACTGAAGCTTCGAATTCTTCGTACATTGCTTCTTCAACATCTTCCATAATGGCTTGTGAACGAGCAATAACGGCTGCTTCGAAAATTGTGGTTGCTTTTGTTTTGAATTCTTCGGTCAATTCTTCACCTGAAAGCAATGCACCAACATCTTGGTCCATTTGTTCTTTCATTTTTTGTTTCTTCATCATAGACTTAATCATTGCTTTGTCTTCGGCTGCATCTTCATGGCCTTCTTTTTCTTCAGCAACTACTTCTTCTTCTGTTTCCACTTCTTCTGGAACATAAGGTGCGGTTGCGCCAGGATTGGAATGCATTGTTTGTGTTGCCAACTTAGCCTTGATTCTGTCACGAATGGCAGAATAGTCTGTTGCAGCTGCTTGAACAGCTTTGTGTTCAGAACCTTGTGAGTCAGCTGGACCTGTCAACTTGCCGCCTGGTTGTGAACCAATTGGTGGTGTTGCGCCAGGAGGTGTTGCTGTTGGAACACCTTTGGTGTAATCACCAGTTTCGTCATCTTGTTTCTTGATTTCACCAGCAACTTCACCAGCATCTTTCATGCCATAGGCAACAGATGTAGGTAGTTTAGATGGACCGTCTTTGTGACCACTACGCACAGAGGCTTCAAGATTTTCTTTTGCACCTTCTGTTAGAATAGCTTTAGCGGCGTCTGTCAGATTAAATTTTCCCATTTTGAGAATCTCCTTGATTTTATATTGGATATTTATAATTAAAGTTTTTTGATGAAGTTTTCGAATATTTTTAAACTTACTTGTTCAATTTCTTTACGAGAAGCTTGTTTGATTTCTCTCTTAGCTTGTTCGTATTGAACTTCAGTCCATATTCCACCCACCATCATCCACTCTTTACCTTCCATAATACCTTGCACAAAAGCACCAGGCGCAGAAGGGTCTGCTACAATATCTGCCGCTGTGGCCAGATGAAAGTCATCTTGAACTATGTTAACACCATTGACAGCTTTAAGAGAACCCATACCACGGGAAGAAACACCTAGTTGTCCTCCACCCTCGATAAGATTTCTCGCAATGTTGCCCATTGGCGTTTCAAGAATTTTAGCTTTGCCTATCCAATCAGTTCCTTCTTGGCGCAGACCCACAATAATGTGAGACACACGGTCAAGATTGATAGATGGGGTGTCTGGATGACCCAGTTCACCAAAGGCACGATTTTTTTCTACAGATTCGGTCACATAACGGCCAACTTCTTTACGCATGGTTTCTTCTTTATACATGCGACCGTTTTTGTTAACTCTTTCAGAAACTAGAAATGGACCTTCAATGAAAAGAGTTCTCTTTCCATCTTTTTCTTCCACCAAATAGTTTACTGATTCGGTAATTTCTTTAATAAGTTTCATTTTGGTCCTTATGGTTTCATGCCGTAACTACCATAATTAAAGGCAGCAGGATCGGTAAACTGTCCACGCTCATAGTGTGCGTTGTCTTTACGCAATTCCATAATGATTGTATAACCTGAGTTTGCTACTTGACCTCTTGTGCAAATTGCAATATCTCCGTTGTTCCATGTTGTGGCTGTATTAGATACAGTTGGATTTTTAATAGTAATCCAGTTACCGGCACCATCATATTCACCACTACCTTGCATGAATATAATTGGTACACCAGAATTAGCTAAATCACTTCTACTGTTTGCCCAATATAATTGTACATCACTGCTGCCACTATCTGAATCATACCATATACGGTGTATTGTCAAACCATAATAGTACAATGGTCCTGTGTTTGCAGTTGATGACAATAGATTTGCTCTTGAGTAATCTAAAGCACCATATAAAGTGTTTGCTTGGATTCTGGCCACATTGTTTTCTTGACCTGTACCATCAAATTCACCAGTAAGTTTGATGACTGCATGTTGCGTATCATCTTTTAATACTTGATATGAAAATTTGTTTGCCATTTGTAATCCCTGTTATTGTTTGAATAATATTTATACCAATATGACAAAATTAAGCTGATGCTTGAATCGCTTCATCTTCAACAGCTGCTTCTGGTGGATTCATTATGTTTTGTGCAACCACTTGTTTGTGTGCTTCGATATGTGCCATCACTCTGTCTTGTAATGCAGAATACAAAGCATCACGCATTTCTTTTGCGCTGTCGTTTTCTGCATAGTCTAATATTTCTCTTGCTGTTGCCATGTTTATCTCCTAATTATAATATACGCTTTAATCTAGTGAAGGTGGTATCTTCTAAACTCAAATCACCTTTAACTGGCTTTGAACCACTAGAACTCTTTGCTTTTGAATCTCCTGATGATGAACCACCAGAACTTCCACCAGCTTGACCTTGGTCAGGCATTAATTGTGCCTGTTGTACCATCTGGTCAGTTTGAACTTGGCCAAGCATTTGTTGTTGTGCAACATCATTAGTTACTGCAACAGGTAAACCAAGACCCATATCTTTTTCTTTGTCAATTTGTTTTTGCATTCCATCAATCTCATCATCTGTTAGGCGCAATACATTTTGTTGAATCCACTTCTGAGAGAAATAACGGCCTGTGTATGGATCAACCGCAGCCAACAAAGACAATCTTTGATTAATTAATTCTGCTTCTTTTAATTCGGCAAAATTATTATCTCTAATAAAATTATAGTGAATGTTTTCTTTGAACAAGTTCCATTCTTCATTGGTACAAATACCTTTTAGTACACACTGTACACGAAGAGCTTGGTCAAAAACATCCGAAAATTTGTTGCGTAGCCTATCAACAAACTTAGAAAACTTTAATTCATCTCTGGTAATCTCTGATGTACGACCAAGAGAGAAACTTTGATTCGGTTCCAATCTAGAAACTGGCACACACAATGCACCATACAATTTCTTTTGGAAGTACTTAACATCTTCCAACTCACCTAGGTTTTGACCACCAGGTAATGTGGTGATCTCTGTACCTTTACCACCTTCACGGCGAGGTAACCAGAAATCTTCCATCATTGACATAAACTTACGGTCATCACGGACTTCACCTGTGTTTGCATCATAGACAAGTTTGTTTTTATACTTGACCATAATGTCACGGAGGTATTGTTCTGCCTTTAACTTAGGAAGATTGCCAACGTCAATATAAAAGATACGGCGCTCAGGAGCCCGTGAAATACGATAGATAACAGTTGCATCTTCAATCATCCTTAGTTGATTCAAAGGTTTAATTGCCTTGTGTAGGTAGGACAATACAACTGCTCTGCGTGAATCCATAAGGCCAGAAACCACCGAGATGATTGAATCTGTTGTGATGCGTGTACCGACTGGTCCAAAGTTTGAGGCTGATCCTGAGACTACCTTGTCGTTGTAGATGTAGTACTCATTCACAGGTTTCATAATCTCCACACCTGTGCGTTCATCCTTTTGTTTCTTGATCTCACGGACTTTACGCAATCTACGTGGATCAATATATCTTAACTCTTTGATACCTTCTTGTGGATTCTCACGGTCAATAATTACGTGATAATACATTCTACCGTCAACATAGTAACGGCGGAAAATATCTTGAGCCATGTTTTGGTAATTGAACAAACGAAGAATGGTATTGAATTCTTCTCTGATGGCTTTTTTGATTTTATCTGGTTGTTTTAAATCGTCCAGAATAATTTCAGTAATTTTACCATCATCATCTTGTACAATAGCTTCATTAACTATATCATCTATCGCAGATTCAATTTCTGGTTGCATTGCCATTTCACGGTAACGAGAAATAAGTTCTACCTCATTCTTTGCAGTACCGTCTAGGTCAACATATGTGCCGTAATAAGCGGCAGATGTAATAGTTAATGCGCCATCATCCGTAGCCGGAGGCGCAAAAGATTGTTGAACGACTTTTTCTTCCTCATCTTGTTGACGAGAAATTGTAAAACCGAACAGTGAAAATTTATTTGTATTTGCCATATTTTGTGTGTAATTATAAAATCAAAAAAACATGGAGGGCACAAGGCCCTCCTCATATATCAAGATGTTGTATTTGTTTCCCAGAATTGGTAAGCAAATGTACAAGTATATTCCTCAATTGCATCATTTGAACCCCAATCTAAATCAATTGGTGCCAAGTCGAGTGGGAACATACCAACAAAGTTGTATTTCTTTAGTTCGTTTCCAGTTTTGCCGTATTGTGTAACACTTGCATCTACAGAGTAACCTGTAGAAGATGCTGCAGCACCAGAACGAACATTGGTTGCGTGGCTGTTTATTGCGTTCATCCATGATTCTAAAGAATTTCGTATTGCGAAATCTTCATCGTTGATGATTGTCAATGTCCAGTCGGCGAAAGTTCTGTTTCCAGGAAACTTCATTTCACGACCAAAGTAATAAACAGGTACTGTACCAATTGTTGAACCTGGTAACTGTGCAGCTTTGGCCATGAAATTAACTTTCTGACCTGCTAATGCACCGTTTTCGGCTAGTGTTGGAAAAACTAAAGAGACTGAGAACAGATTAGGACGGGCACCGTCACCAATCATGTTCGCTCTAAATTCTGCTACGTTGAATGCCATTGTATTCTCCTATTGTCGTTTTATTTATTAGGCTGCGCCAACAACTGTAGTGAAGTCAACACCAGTTCCAACAGCAACAAAATTCAACTGAATGTAGTTAATTGAACGAGCAGGTTTGATGTAGATATCACCAACAAATTGGTTGCTGTCAATTATTTGTGCTGTGTTGTTTGTTGAATCACAAACAACTTTGAAATCTGTGATACCACGGCGACCTTGAATGTCACGCAAGAATGGAACTACTAAAGCAGTAAACTGAGCACGGGTGAATTCATCGTTCAATTCAAACAATGAATATTTTGCTGCTTGTGCAATTGCTTTTTCCAGAACAATGAACAGTCTACGAACATTGATTCTATCAAATGCAGATGGTCTTGACAACAATGTTTTGTCACCAAACAACAATGTACCTTGGCCAGGTAAAGACACAACAGGGTTTACACCTTGTTTGTACAATGCATCACGGAATGTTTTAGTTGGGTTCCATGCCAATTTAACGCAGTTCTTAATAGCACCACGGTTTAGACCAGCAGGTGAGAACCATGGATCTCTTACTGTATCGGTATTAACACACAAACCAGCAATGTCAGCATTCAATGGCATCCAACGATATGTATTGTTGTATTTGTCTAGTTGATATTTCCAACCAGAATCTGCAACAACATATGAAGATGATCTTGACAATGCAGATAACCAGTTTGTAATATTTGTGGATTCACTTCCACCTTGGTTAACAACATCAACATATCTTGGAGAAACAAATGCAACACAATCTGCTCTAGAGATTGCAACATTGTCAATTACATATTGTTGAACTGTAACGCTATGGTCACCAGTCAATACTAATGAAATGTCAACAGCTTCTTTGTTAACAAATAAGTCATATGCGGTTTGTAAATTTCCATCTGTTGGTGGAGTAGTAACGCCATTTGATAGTGTTACTACTGCTATTGCTGCAGGATCAGCAAAAGTTTTACCAAGCGCTGTTGTGCCCCATGTTGCACTTGTTGTTGAATAATCAACTGGATCCATTACATAAACATATTTTGAGTTATTGAAAATAACTTGTTTATAGTAATTAGATGTACCATTTATTACGGCATCTGATGCAGCAGAAACAAAACCATATGTTTCTAAAACCGTTCCTGCAACACCAGTAATATTACCTAATTTGTCAATAACAACAATGTGCATTTCATCTGCCACGCCATTCACAGATGTTGCATATTCTGATGTGCCTGGTGCAGAAGTAAAATATGAATTATATGCCCAAGATGAAAACAGACCACTAGTAGCACAAACTTGAACTTCTAATGAATTTCCTAGTGTGCCTGGATATCTTGCAACAAAAGAACCATATGTGTTTGAATTGCCTGCCAACAAATATGTAGCTTCATATACATCTTCATTTTTAATTTGTACAGCCTGACCGGCTCCAGCATTTCTTGCTGCAGTACCAACAGCTCTGACAACACTTAAACTGTTACCGTAAGCCAAGAAATTGGAACAAGTAAAAAAAGATGTTGCTGTAGATGTGTCTGGTTTACCGAATGTGCTCGCAAGTGTTATTTCATCACCAATCAATTTTATTTTATCTGCTGGACCCCATTGAAATGTTCCAGCAAATGCACCGGCCGTAGTTTGTACTGATGGAACGACTGTAGTTAGGTCGATCTCCGATACATTTACGCCTGGAGAGATTTGAAATGCCATTTTATTCTCCTTGAATTATTATGTTCTTTTGGCAAAATACCATAAGTATATTTATGAAAGGCTGGATTTACAACCTCTCCATCATCTTTCTTGTGAAACTTGCATAGACTTCTCCACCATCTGCAACTTCCCATACATCACCACCCATAATCTCAAAATCATGTTCTAGGCCATCCTCAATGATCGGTGCAGGTAGAACATCATCGTCCATCTGGTTCATACTTTCCAGTTGGATTTGTTTACGGATATCGTGGTTTACAATTTCTTTAAAATATTGTTGAGTTGTTACCCATGAGAAAATGACCAGTGACATTACCATGTCATCATTTGCACCTTCTTCCGCAGAGAAAGAATTCTTTTGTTGAACAAAAGTTGTTAGTTCGGAATAGGTATCAAAGTCATTTATCAATAGTTTGTCACCCTCAATCAAAGTTTTTAGGTTGGAACACCCAATTGCCTTGACTTGTGGTGACATTTTCAGACCCATTTGAATACCACGGGCAAATCCGGCAGACAATTGTTGAGGCTTTTTGTTGCCTGTAAATATTTTCCATAGGTTCTCATACTCAAAGTCTGAGTGTAGTGAGTCTGCAACCTGTGGATTATTGTTAATCTCTACCAGAATATATGCGTCATTGTAATATCTGGCTGTATTGTATATGACTGTAGGAAATAATATTGGTGTAATTGACGAACTCTTATATGTGGCCACCTGTTTATACGGTGTCTGTGAGATATCAATGACAGAAAATGCCGAACTGTCTAGGTTTTTACCTTCAGATACATCGACCGTTATACAATATAGGTGGTCAGATTTAGATTCGTTGACACCTTCTTTGACTGGATGTTCATAGATTTTCAACAAATCGTGGTTCGCAACAGGGTCCACATAGACCAGTTGTTGTAATTTGTATCCGGAAACCAAAGTATTTGAAGAACCCAAGAACTCTGTTTCAAACTCCTGTTTGAATTGTCTTTCGGAGGTGTTTCGGATTGTTTCTTCTTTCCATTTTTCATCACGACCTGGTACCATAGACCAGTGAATTTCAAATGGCTTGTAGTCATTCTTCTTGTTGATTGAGTCCATCCATAGTTTGTAGAATAGATTCATACCATTAGGTGTAGACACAATAATAATCTTTGTCTTTTTACCTGATGAAATTACAGGGTAAACGGAGTTGAAGAATTCTTCCGCAATATTGGTTGGAACGAAAGCAAATTCGTCCAAGAATACGATGTTAAATGCACCACCACGAATGGCGGAACTTGATGTGGACGCAGCGATAATCTTAGAACCATTCTCTAGTTCTACATTACCTTTGTTCCAGGTAACAACACCTTGTTGCAACCACATAGGTAAGTTTTCGTATGCCAGTTGGTACTTGGCTAAAATATCTCTTGCCAAAGAACCTTTGTTGGCCAAGACTGCACAGTTTTGTGTGTCTTTGAAGATTGTTTCCCATAACATATATGCAACTGTTGTGGTAGTCTTACCAACCTGACGGGGACACTTGGTGATAACGAAACGATTGTTTGCAAAAAGTGTAATCATTTCCTCTTGGAAAGGCCACATCTTAAAGTTAATCAAACCCTCATCAACGTTAACAATCTTTACATAATTTTTTGCAAAATAGATAGGGTCTTTTGAACACTTAATGTATTCATCAACCTGCTCTTGGGTATATTCTACCTTAACACCAGCTTTTTTAAGTAAAGGGTTATCCCGATATGCTTCACCAAATCTTAAATCACCACTCATTCTTTACCTTTAAGTAACTTATTCAGTTCTGCGGTTGAACCAACAAAGATAGCTTTATCAATCTTAGTGTCACCTTCTTTTGGTTTGCCATCCATTGTACGCATTTGTTTTTGTACCGCAAGTAGTTCTTTATTTGCATCCACCACATTCTTCAACAGTGTACCATACACCTCAAAGGCTCTAGGATGTTGGCCTGCTTTTGCAATGTTGAGTATTTCTTCCATGGCTTCTTTGCCCTGGTCGATAAGGTCTTGTAGATTATCTTTTGTTTGTTGATATGCATCTTCCAAATCATTCTTTAAATCTGGACCATCCTGAGATTTTGTAACCACCGGCAACAAAGGTTTTTCTTTTTGTTCTACCGGTGTTACATCAAATAATTTTTCCATGTTCTTGTCAAATGTATTCATAGTTTTTATATTAATTATAACGCTGCAATTCTACTCTGAAAATCGGCAAAACTGGATGATGCAGCAACAATTACTTTCAAGTTTGCAAGAGGCAGTGCTGCAGCTCTTTGTGTTGTACCATTATTAAATATGACATTTCCAGTATTCACAATGTTTTTGCCACTCAAATCCAATGCTGTTGGGTCACCAGAAGATGGTACTATGATTTTACCATTAGAATCGAATTGCCATTTTTGTTTAAATGGTGTTACAGATTTCTCATACAAACCACCAGGAGTTGAATAAACAATTACATTTGTTGTATATGTGTAATCTGTATTCTCAGCAATCGTTACAGTTGTATTGCCGGTACCAACGGTTGTACTTGTTGCAGTGTTTGCTTCTGGTATACCAACATAAGTGAAATCACCCCAAGAACTACCATTTGCACCAAGATATGTTCCAGATAGAGAACCATCTACAGGCAATTGATAAACTGTTGCAAATGTGTTTGATTTACCTGATGGCTTAGAATAACCAATACCAACAAGATAGTCACCTGAAACATCTAGTTGTCTATGGCCAAGTCTGATTGTTTGGTTTGCACTTGCAATTTCTAAAGACCTTGCCCAAACTAATTCACCATTTGCATCAATTTTATATGTGATAAATGCTGTCTGGTTGTTTGCATCTGTTGTTGCACCATTTACATACAAATAATCATTCTTGTGTTTAATCCAATTGATTTTTGGTGTTGTAATACCAGTTATTGTTTTTTCCCAAATCAATTGATTATTGGATCTAAATTTATAAATGTTAGTATTTGATGCTGCATACCAATTATTTGATGTATCAGAAGTCAAACTTATAATTGTGTTTCCGTTTGTATCAACATTGTTTGTCCAAAGATAAACACCCTCTGTATCAAACTTGTGAACTTTTCCGTTTGCAGAACCAACTAAAACACCATACTCATTTGGTAACGCTAAACAGCAAAATGCATTTGTGGATTCTGTTTGTGAAGTGAAATATGTGAAGTACAATTCACCTGTGTTGTCAAGACCTGTTAGTAGGTTGTGTTCACCAACAAAGTATGGGAATCCTTGGTCATCAACAGTAATGTCTACAGAACCTACTGCATCTTCTACCATCGAACTCCAAACATTTTGGCCAACAGAATTAAATTTGGTAACTAGAGTTGAAAAAGTATTTGGAAGATTTGTCAACAAATACACATTGTTGTTTGCATCAATATCTAAAGATTCAGAATAACTACCATATGAGGTGTTTGCTGGCACAGAACGAGTCCAGAATATTTCACCTGTTGTATCAAATTTTACAATTGTAGATTGTGGATAACCTGTGGTTTCATTTTGTGTTGTCAGTGCAACATAAATGTTATTGGCAGAATCGTATGCAACACTGTGACCATATGTATTGGCTAACTGAGTTGTTAGTTGACCATATAATAGACCCCAAACTTTTTTGTTGTGATGGTCATTACCAAGTTCCACTCTTGTATTACTATACATTATGGTATCGGTAAAACTGATATCACCCAAGAAAACAGAATTTGCTTTATTGAAAGCACCTTGTGCTAGTGCAGCATTGTTTGCTGATTGTGAATTTGCAGTATTAGAATTATTGGAAACATTGGTATACAGCTCGGTAAAGTTGTCATTTGATTTGACAAATGCGGCTCTTAGTGTATCACCTTTACCATCATTTGCTCTAATACCAATATTGATTGTTTGTTTAGCCATTTGTTTCTCTCATTTGATGTTTATTGGTTTGCGGCCTTGTTAATTGTCAAGACTTCATTTAGTGTGTTATCGGTCTTAGCGTCAACTTTATCAACAGTCATAAAGTCGATATCTGTAGAAACTCTACCAACAGCATCAACTTCAACAAATTTCAATGGGTTCAAATTATATGTGGTGAAGTTATAGTTTGCCAAAGTATTAACTCCATATATAGGTTTATCGGACACAAAGTTTCCTGTTAGTGATTTTAATCTAAGTAGGTTGTCTGTAAATTGAACAACAATTCCTGTTGCTGTTGTATCATCTGATGTATATCCTTGATATACTTTTTCACCAACTTTATATGTACCAAAACCAGAATTTAAATTCAATGTAAATTCAACAACATCTTCTTCGGTAATTAAGTTGAACACTGAAACAAATGCACGATTGATGACACCAGTTTCTGTGGTTTTACCAAATACAAATCCTTTGACAGTGAAGTTTAATGTCCAGACTATCATTCTGGTTTCGTTCTCTCTACCACCTTCGTAAATAATTTCATGTGATGTTGAGTTTAAAATCACAGGTACTTCTTTAATAATCCCCATTTCAGGAATCAAATTCAATTTGATGGTGTAATCTGGTGTAAAGAATGGTAGTATGTGTTCAATGATTTGTGTACCATCTTCAATGTTTCGAACATATATGTACAGATTAAAATCAAAATTGTATGGTACTGGATTGTATTGTGCAATAACACCGGTCGCTGTATTTGTGCCTGCAAAATTTTTAATGTTGGTATTTTGTTTTCTACTTGAATCATAACTAAGACCGGCCATCTCAAACGACATTTTAGGTAAAGTTACTTGAACTTTTTTATCTAATTGAGGATCACTCTCAAGGCGCATAACATATCGTTCTTTTGATGCATAAACAATAGGCACAATAAATCTCTCAGATTCGGTTTCGTCTGATTTGAATCTGTATAGTGTTATGTTGTCAAAAAGATTACCAAATCCAACAACTAATTTTCTGATGACACGGTTGTATGTTGACATTATATTTTTCCAAACGGATTAGTTTCGGTGAAATCTATAATGTTATCGGCTTCATTGTCCAAATAATCATTGTCATAGGCTTCATTTCTTGTACTGTCTTTTAATGGATTATATGATGACAAATAGTATTGTGCATTGCTTGTTGCACCAATGATTGCAACATTGTTTGCAAACTCACCGGCAACATTTGTTACTTTTAATATATCATTGACAGTGTTCCATTCTTGTACCATTGCAACCACTGATGCGTTTGCTTGTGTACCATCCCTAGATTGAAATACAATTTCTCTAGGTTCATATGTTCCAGTTCCAACACCAGTGTTCAAATCTATTGTATAACTTGATTGAATCATTATATCATCAATATCTTCCACACCAGTGTCGATAACTTCTTGTGAGTACTTGAATTTCTCTAGTTCTAATTCGTAGAAATAAGGAATCTTGCGGCCTAACATGAAGAAGTCTTTGGTTTGATTGGTGAATTTAATTTCAAACAATTCACCGGTACCATTTAAGAAAGGCACATAAATCAAATCACCTTCACGGGGTCTGGTGAATAGGTCTTGTGGTACTCTTTGAGAGAAAGAACGCTTTGATAGTATGATATTGATATTGTTTTTAATCTCAAGACCAAATTTAGAAAAGAATTCTTTCTCGCCACCGTACTCCATTGAACTAGATAGATAGAACTCAATTGGAAAGGCCGAACCAAATCTTTTAATTGGATCTTCACCATATAGAATGTCTCTATCTTCTTCATTCTCAATAGGCAGGTAGTAGGCGTCATAACCTTGAATTTTAATACTTTCTACAATCAAATCTTCTATTACTCTCTGTTCAGCAAGAGAGTTGTAGTTGTTGAAATACACCGAGGTCGCCATGATATTATCCTAACTTTTCACAAAAATAATTTTTGTGGTGTTTTCTTAAACCACTAGCCACAATTGACATTTTTGAACTATCCAAGTTATTTTCCTTACAATATTGTTGTAAATTTTTTATTTTTATTTTTGTTCCGTCTGGTTTGGTTATTAACCAATTTCTACTATTACTCTCGGATATTTTATTTTTCCATTCACAAGGACGGCCTTTTAATGTCTCACTCATTTTTAATTTATATTCATCAGACCATTTACGACCTAAATTTGCTTTGTGACCTACTGGTGGTCTAGATTTTTTACCAGACATTACAAATAGTTCGTGTAACAATTCTTCTTTACCAATAATGCCAGCTAAACCTTTCCAAGCTAATTCATCTTGTTTATGTCCATATTTTTCCCACAAAACACGATGAGCTTCCGCATGTTCTTCTACGGTAAGTTCAATTAAATTGGACGGATCATTTGTTCCACCCATATGTTTTGGAATAATATGGTGTTGGTGTTTCATATTAGTTCATAAACATTTCTAGTGGTGCACCGTACTTGTCACCAATTTCTGCATGAAGGGCATCAATTTCTGTTTTTGCTTCCTCATAAATCTTATCACCATTCAACATGACACCACCTGGTAATTGTATACCACTAAACTTTTTAAGGTTGTTGCCCCATGAACGCTTGATAAGTGCTGTTGCATACTCTTTTAACCAACGGTCGTTCCAGACATAATTGTAATATTCTGGATTGATTGTTGCATAAGATTCCATGACAACAACAGTACCGACTGGTGCTTGTGAAGAACCCCAAGCCCAATCAATGAAAAGTTTTTTCATGTGTCTTTGATAACGGATTGGTATTTCACCAGTAAACATTAACTCCAATGAACGCAAATGTTGTTGTGTTAATGTATAGTTGATGTAAGATGCGGAAGTGAAATCGTACAATTCATTCAAACGCAATTGATATCTCAAGTCAAACATGTTGATTGATGCTGACGAATCTTGAATAGGGAAAATTCTAGTTATACCAACTATGTCAACAGAATTATTTGAATCGTCTGTAACATTAGTTAGATTTATATATTTGTTTTGAATGTCTGTCGCATCAAGTTTTTTGATGTAATATATTTTTTGTAGGCCATCAAAGTGGTAGTCTTGCCAATATTGAAGTGCATCATCAATACGGTCTTCTACCTGATCGTCATCAACGTTGATTTCGATTACTGGAAACCCTAGTCTACGCAGGCAATAATCTTTGAATGCCGTTCTTGTTGTTATTGGTTGTGCCATTATATCCCCCTATAAGGGGTATTTATGCATCATTGGTTGTTTCGTCAACTGATACATTAATTGAATTTGATAGATCCTGAACCCGTAAATTTATATATTCTATACCCGGATAATATTGTATATGTAACTGTGCCTGTAGTTGTAGCTGCTGCGTAACCGGTTGGGTACTTGATAACTGCAATACCTGAACCACCGTTACCTGCATTAGTGCCGGCGCCGTTTTTCATACCACCACCGCCGCCGCCGGAATTTGTTCCGCCATTCCCACCAACAGTATTTGTTCCATTCTGGCCGCCGTTTGCACCTCCTGTGCCTCCAGCTGTTGAACTTCCTCCACCACCACCACCTGCACCACCGTTGCCCGCTGTGCCGGTATTGACGCTGCCGCCACCGCCACCGCCGCAATAATATGTTGCAGTGCCTGTTATGGAATTTTGTAATCCAATACCACCTGAACCTGCCACTGTGCCGCTTACACTATTTCCACCAACAGCACCTGCGCCGCCACCGCCGGCACCTGCCAAAGCAGTGCCTGATACAAATGCATCACCTCCAGCATTTCCTTGACCTGTGATTGGTTCTCCACCCAAGTGGTCTGTTACGGAGCTACTAACTCCACCGCCACCTGAGGCGCCACTTCCTGGCCTTCTTGGATCCGTGTAGCCTCCAATGCCCCATCCACCGCCGTATGCATACAAAGAAAAACCAGTTGATGTGATTGAAGTGTCACCGCCTCGTTCTCCATTTGAAGAACTCGCACTGAAGACTCCTACCGCACCGGCGCCGCCGCCAGCAACGGTTACTGTATAGGTTACATTTTTTTTAAAAGTAAATTCACTCTGATAATTATAACCACCAGCACCAGCTCCTGCTGATCCACCTCCTCCACCTCCTCCAACCAGTAACATCTCAACTGTTATCAAATCACTACTTAAAGTAGTGTTTTTAGTGGATATTTTACTCTTAGATAAAGTTTTGATTGCCATGTTAGGTTATCTCACTACCGTAAGCGTGGAAACTTATTAATGCACTACTTGCATTTACTGTGACAACATCAGTTGTTGCTAAAGTTAAACCAAGTGTTAATGATAACATATCATTTGCTGGTACAGGTGTGTCAAATGCCAAATAGTGTTGTGTAGCCAATGTTGCTCCTGCTGGACGAACAGCTACTTTAACTGTGCCGCCAGTGGCAGCCTGGTTACAAATAGAAAGTGTGGAAACAATTGTACTTGTTGCCGCAGGAACAGTGTAAAGAGTTGTTGCTGTGTTTGCTGCTGGATTTGATTGACCTAAAACTTTGTATGTTATTGCCATGATTTTTCCTTATGCTCCCATTAACAAGAATGGATTGATTGTGTTTGTAGATCCACCACTACTTGCTGTGTTAGCAGCTGCAAAGGCCGCATTGGCCTGGTTAAATGCAAACGTGGCACTTGAACCAGAATTTGCTGCAGCGAAAGCCGCATTAGCTTGTAAGAACCCAGAATTGGCATATAAACTGGCTGAATTGGCTGCACCAAAAGCTGAATTGGATGTTAAAAATGCTCCATTGGCATATAAACTGGCTGAATTGGCTGCACCAAAAGCTGAATTGGATGTTAAAAATGCTCCATTGGCATATAAACCTGCACTAGTTGCACCACCGGCCGCATTGGCTGCTTCAAAAGCTCCATTGGCTTGAGCATATGCCGAACCAACCAACGATGAATAATCATACGATGTGTCTATATTCGGTAATTTTATTTTTGTTGTCATTTTTTATTAAGGTGTATATTCAACCCAAGCCAAGGTTGCTTCATCCCATCCATATGATTTTTCATCTTCGGGCCTCGCAACAGGTGCATCCCAATGGCAAGATGTTTCATTTAATATCCAACTTGGAAATGGTTTAGGTGGTATGAAAGCGTCACGTTCTTTATCGTAGGTGTATCCAATACCCGCATAATTTTTACGCAAAGGTGTACCACCCAATCTATGCTCACCCATAATGGTGTTATAACTTGTTTGTATCCAAGATTCTTTTGGACCAAACATACCAGAATCAATTACATCCTGTTCAATAACAAGAACTCTTGTTACAATATTGTTTTCATCTATCTGTGCAAAGTGTGCCATTTTTATCCCATTAAAAATTATTCATGCTCTATTTATTATAAATCTGCTGTATATGTGGCTGGATAAGCTCTGGTCACATCACCTGGTCTAGTGCCTGACCATATAATTCTAACACCACCTGTATTTCCTGATCCACTATAAACCACACCACCACCAATTATACCCGTTCCTTTTTTAACTGCACCACCGCCGCCACCATAAGTACCACCAAAATTTCTATCGGATGTTGTAACGCTACCAAGGCCTGCTGTTCCATCTTTTGAATCTGTTGCCGACGAACCAGCACGGATGCCGCCGCCGGCATCTGTTGTACCTGAAGATTGGAATACGCCAAGTCCACCGCCGCCAGAACCCACTTTGTTAGTTGCGGAATGCGGTGGTTTAAGTGAATTTCCTCCTCCACCACCAGAACGATAAGATGGACCATTGGTTGTGTATGCACAACCTCCACCGCCAGGTGCACCGCCACCATATGTGTCACCAGAAATAGACATATCTCCTGATCCATCGGAACCACCGTATCCACCTTGGCCAGCTACTGTTAATGTTCCGTTTCCAATAACTAAACCAAATCTACCTCCAGCACCGCCATTACCATAGTAACCACCTGCGCCACATCCACCCCATGCACCCGCTTGTGTTCCGTTTGCGCTGCCACCTCGGCCACCACCATCACCAACAAAATTTCCACCAACCACGTTTGCGGATGCACCTGATGAACCACTTGGTCCAGTACCACCAAATCCTGCTACCGTTGATGTGTTAATAAAATAACTATTGCCTGTTGTGTGTACTCCTGGATATGCATCAGGTGCAACGTTTGCTGTTACTCTTGATTGTCCAGCACCAACAACTACTGTATATGATGCACCTGGTGTAACAGAAATATTATTTTTCCATCCTAATCCACCACCACTACCACCAGCCATTCTTGTTGCTGCACCACTTTGACCCATAGCACCACCTGCGCCACCGCCACCAATGCAAACAACACAAACACTTGTTACACCATCAGGTGCAACCCAAGTGTAAGTTCCTGCCGCAGTGTATTCTGCTTGTCCTGGAGCAATACCGGTTGGTCCAACAATATAAGAATTTACAAGGAAACTCATGTTCGTCTATAATATAATGTTACTTTTAATCCTTTTGCACCAGTACCAGCAACATCAATATCCATAGTTATTTCATCATCATCTGAAAAAGTAGTTGTAGATAACACCGCCGGTGTAGCGGCAGTAACACTTGTTTTTTCATTTGCATCTATTGTTAATCTTGTGCCAAAAATAGTAGTACCGTTTTTATTAATATCAATTTCAGGAATTCCAGATGTACTTGCAGTGGCCAATGATGCTCTAGGTATCTGATACAGTGTCATTGCATGTGGTGCTCTAAATGTTACTTTAGCTGTACCTGTAGTTATTGATGTTGTTTCATCACTAAGAGCCACAGTCAAGTAAACGTTTGCAGAAGTATTGGCTGCAGCAAAAGCACCATTGGCATACAAACTCGCAGAGTTTGCAGTATCATAAGCATTGTTTGCTTTTGTTCTTACCCACGCATCTGATGCATTGTTGGCTGCATTATATGCTGCATTGGCTTGAATGAATGATCCATTTGCAAATATTGATGCCGAGTTTGCAGTAATAAATCCTGCATTGGCCGTACCTCTAGCCCACGAATCTGCACCCGAACCACCGTCATTAGTATTTGCTTGTGCAAAAGCAGCATTAGCCTGTGCAAACGCAAGATTTGCTCGGTCAAATGCAGAGGGCACCAAAGAAGAAAAATCTTTAGTTGAATCTAATCTTGATGGAGGTACTTGTGTTGACATTAATTATAACCTTTTTACATTATTTATTTAATATCATATGGAGCTGTTGGTACTGTTATAGTTCTTGCATAACCGTTTGTAATTCTCAAATCTGCAATGTAGCCAAGGGTACCGTAACCTGACAAGCTACCGTCTTTTGAACCAATGTATATTGGAGCAGTTGTTGCAGTGCCAGTTTGTGTTCCGGAAATTGTTGCTGTTCCACCTGCAACACCATTTACATAGAAGGTCATTGTTGTGCCACTACGAACATATGCTAAATGTGTCCATTGATTGGTGTAAACTGTTATTGTTCCAAAATAAGCTGTTGCATTATAATATTCCATTCTATAAGAACCAGATACTGCTGATGCCAATGGAGACAAACCAAGGTTCATTGCTGCACCTGTTGCACCAGCTTGTCTTGAATCCCAAAATCTCCATCTTGTTATTGTGGCATCCGTTGGATATACCCAGCATTCAAATGTAAAGTCACCTGGGAATACTATAAGACTTGGTTGCGGTCTTACAGCAAGATAATCTGTTTTGGTTGCAAAGTACACAGATGAGAATCTTGAGTTATTGCTGCCTACAAAAGGTTCTAATGTGGTTATTTTTGCATCACCAGCTTTAGTAATAGTAAATGCATTGGTTGAGTTGTCAATGAATCTATTGGATTGGCAGGTTAACAAGCTGGTGTTTGCTATTGCTGTTAATGGTGCAGTGGGTGGAGTAAATGCAGAGGTGTAGAGTCCAGTGCCTTTTACTATTCTAAAATTACTACAATGGCCAAAAGCATTGTTTGTACCACTAGCATTTTGTGTACCAAAATACAAGAATGTTAATGTAAATGTGTAATTCCCCGAATCAGAATAATTTGTATTTACCTGCACTCCATTTGAAAATATTCTAGTTATTCCCGAATTTCTACAAATTGCTATATGGTTCCAAGTATCTTTAATTAACGCATTTGCTGTTGAAACTGTTCTTGTTGCAGCGGAAGCGCCATAAAATCCAATACTCATATTAGTGTTTTGCTGTACTAAAAATCTCCCCGAACTATTATTGTCATATATGTCAAGAAGGTATCGGGTAGTTCCTGAATCTAGTGGATAATACCACCATTCAACAGTAAAATCTCCTGTACCTAGTGCAAGATTTGAGTTTGGAGGGATAGTTAGGTAATCCCCAGTACCATCAAAGTATGCACTGTATGTATCATAGTATGGCGAATTGTTGGCCACATATCTTGAGGTACCAAAAGTTTCTATATTACTAATTCTCAATGCATCTGTTACTGATGGACCCACTGTACTTGCTAACAATAATGTAGTGTTTGATGTTACTGGTGCTGGCCGGTTAGAAGGTACAAATGGTCCGGTGTATAGTGCTTGACCATTAGTCATTCTGAGGTTTGAAATATACCCTTGGAATGGACCGCTTATAGCACCGGGCAAAGCGGCAGTTCCAATTCCGTGAATGGTTGATGTGTTGTATAACGTTCCCGTCTGTGTTGCGGTACCGATCACCACACCATTCACAAAAAATCTAACTAAATTTGAACTATCACGGGTAACAGCTACATGGTTCCAAACACCCTTTACATAAGCATTATTCACTCCTATGTTTGTGTTCCATGCAGAACCGGTCGTACTTAAAACAGCTTGCATTTGATTTGAAGCGTTACCTCCATCACAGTCAACTCTAACTGATGCATATGCACCAGAAGTAGAATTAAATGCAAAAAGTGTTTGCTGTACGCCGGAAGTACTTGTATTGTAGAACCAACACTCCGCAGTAAATGTACCTGCAATTAATAATGATGCGGTGTAACTTGCATAATCTCCAGTGCCATCAAAATAAACACTGTTACCAAAAGTGTTTGCAGAATAATTTGTTGCATCACTAACAGTATCAGTAAATGGATTTTGTATGACAGGCTTTGCATTACCGTTGACTGTGATTGCAAATGCATTATTACTGTTGTCAATGAATGTGGTAGACTGACAGGTCAACAAACTAGTATTGGCAATTGCGGTTAGTGGTGTGGTAGATGGAGTAAAGTTTGAGGTGTAGACTGCGGTGCCGTTAACTACCCTAAAATTACTTAAATATCCGGTGAGTCCAAATGTTGATTGTCCGCCTATTTCTAAAGATTTATTTTCACTGACAATAGCAGAACTTGTTCCTGTACCAACAGAAGTTCCATTTACATAAAGTGTAAAGTTGGTTGAAGATTTTACTACTGCAATATGATACCATATGTTTAAACCAAAGTTATGAGTTACGCTAACCACAGTTCCACTAGTTTGTGCAGTTCTCAAAGTTATGGTACCGTCACCCCATAGATACAAATAGGGATTATAAGTAGTAACTCCACTAAACGTCCACAAATTATCGTTAGTTCCTGCACCAGGAAAAGCAGTAAAATAATACCATCCTTCTACGGTGAAGTTACCAGAAATATTAAAAGCCGACGATGATGCAACAGTCAAATAATCTCCAGTGCCATCAAAGTAACCACTATAACTTGCAGGTGTTACTGTTACTGAACTGAATGGGCTGAATTTTGAAACTGTTGATGCGCCATCACCGCCTTTTGTAATCACATTGTTGGCCGCAGAATAATCAACAAATCTATTTGAGTTACAAGTTAATAATATGGTGTTTGCGACTGGTAACAATGGATTAGTACTTGGTGTAAATGCTGCGGTGTATAGTGCGGTACCTTTTAGAATACGGACATTTGAAATGTAACCGTTAACTGGCCATAATGTATTGCTTAGTTGGCCAATATATAAAGTACTGCTAGTGTCTTGGTTTCCAGAATAAGTAGTACTTGCTGATTGAGTACCATTTATAAAGATTCGTAGAGTTGTTCCTGATCTACAAACAGCATAATGGTACCATGTTCCAGCAATAGGTGTGTGACTAGCAATTAAGATTGATGTGTCACCGTTAATCCAATTTAATGTTGGACCGCTAGTGTTATCATACCTTAAAGCCCAACCACTCGATGCGCCAGCATATCGACTAATTATTCCTCTATCGGTCGTAGTAGAGGACCAATTTACCCAACATTCGACAGTAAAATCTCCGGTACCAAAATTAAATGAAGAACTGGTTGGTATACTCAAAAAATCATTTGCACCATCAAAGTATGCACTCCATGAACTACCAAATGGGCTGAATGAACCTAAATTTGTATTTCCAAATCCTGTAACCACACTATTAATATTACTTTCATCAACTATTACTTTTGTATTTGAAGATAGGTTTGTCTGAGCTGTTAGTAACACTGTGTTGGCCACAGGTGTCAATGGTGCCCAAGAAGGAACAAATGCGCTGGTGTATAATCCAGTACCATTAACAACTCTTACATTGGACAAATATCCAGTCATAGATGAATCTCGAGCCGCCGATGCACCTACACTAATTCTAGTACCATTACCTCTAGAACCAGATAGTGTTCTTACTGCGCCTGCTGAAGCACCATTTATAAATGCATACATGTTGGTGCCAGTTCTCGAAAAGGCCACATGTGTCCAAGTATTGAGTACCATGGCAATTGTTGTATATATATATTCTGTTGCATCTCCGAAAATACCATATTTTAACTGCCCTGATGCATTTGTCAATAAAGCAAATCTACCGGACACTTCAGTACCAAACGCAACAAGTGGTTGATTTGCTATAGATGATGTTAAGTACACCCACATTTCTACAGTAAAATCCGCAGGCAAAATACCATTTGATGATTCCGCTCCCAAACAATCCCCAGTGCCATCAAAGTATACTGAACCTTCATTGCCAACTAAAGTAACTGTTGTTGTGTTTGCAAAAGGTCCGTTTCTTGCTGGACCTGCATTACCATTTGTAGTTATTGTAAGTGCATTACTAGAATTGTCAATTACTGTGTTTGCTTGAGCTGTTAAAAATGAAGCTGTAGTTCCAAATGGACTAAATGTGTTGGCAACTGCTGCATCACCAACTTTTGTAATTGTAAATGCATTGGTAGAATTATCAATTACTGTACTTGTTTTTGATTGACAGGTCAATAGACTGGTATTGGTAACTGCTGTTAGTGGTGTTGTGGATGGTGTGAATGTTGTGGTGTATACCGCAGTACCCCTTATCACTCTAAGATTGGAAATGTATCCCTGAACATAGTCGGCTGAACCGCCATTGCCTATCCAGACTGCGTCAGTTACTGTTCCTATATTGCCAGACAACGTTGATGTGCCAACACTTGTTCCGTTAAACCACAAAGTGATACCTGTTCCAGATCTAGTCAATGCCACATGGTACCATTGGTTTGCTGCTAGTGTAGCTGATGCAGAAATTGCTCCTGTTGATACGCTATTATTGAATATGGCCCTCATTGTTGAACCATTGTTCATTTGAAGCATCCAGCCCCACACATTGAAGCCCGGATATTGTCCTACTATTACCTGATATCCTGTTACCTTTTCTAGATATACCCAACATTCTACAGTAAAATCAGCTGTGAATTGGAATGCCGCATTTCCCGGAACACTCAAATAATCTCCAGTACCATCAAAGTACATGCTGGACCCATTTGTCGGCACCGCTATTAATGCTGCTGTATTTGCAGATGATGATTGTGTGATTGCTAACGGACTGGTAGGAACAGTAAAGTTGCCGGTGTATACTGCGGTGCCTTTAACTATTCTATAATTTGAAATGTATCCTATCCATAGATATGAAGTACTATAATAGCCACCCAACACAACATGTGTGCCAGTATAATTAGTTGTATCTGTAATTGATCCACTAGAGCCAATGCTAGTCTCTAACACGCCATTGATATAAAGTTTAGTAACTCCGGACGCACGAACTAAAGCAAGATGCGTCCAAGTGTTAAATATCAGTTTGTTTGTGCTTGTTGTGTGTGTAGTATTTACTGCGTACACAGTTATTGCGTTACTGGTAAAAATATTTAAAGCTAAACTATTTGCGGCACTTGCTTTAAATCCACCAGCAGTATCTGACTGTTGAAAAATGCCTTGGTTTGCACCAGAGTTAGGATAAACCCAAAACTCAATAGTGAAATCACCTGTACCAAATGCAAATGCAGAATTCGATGGTATTGTTAAATAATCCCCAGTGCCATCAAAATACATACTGTAATTATTTGCAGCAGGCACAGTGACTGTTGTTGGTGTACCATTGAATGGGCTAAATGGATTAACTTTTGTGTCACCACCCTTTAAGATTGTAAAGTTATTATTTGAATTGTCAATTAGTTTGTTGGATTGGCAAGTTAATAAACTGGTGTTGGCCACATATGTTAGTGGTGAAGTTGATAGAGTTGTATTTGCGGTATATAATGCGGTGCCATTTATAAATCTAAGATTAGAAATATAACCGTTAAATCCAAATGCTGTGCCGCTATTATAACCTATGTATGTTGTGCCGCCTGTTGTTAAAGAAGTTGCATAAGTTTGTGTTGTACCTACTTGTAATCCGTTGATAAAGAAATAAACAGACGAACCGTTTCGAGTAATAGCAATATGATTCCATGTTCCTAAAGTAATTGATCCTGCGGTTACTGCCACACCCCAAGAACCACCCGGACCCATCAACCATTGTACAGTTTGATCGGATAACACTTGTACACGAACTGCTCCATATCCCGAACTAGCCGTGTCAGAAATATTAAAAATTGATTGTTGTGTTGCTGAACTGGTATTGATCCATGCTTCTACTGTAAAACTATTGGTACCAATATTAAAAGCGGCATTGGTCAATATGGCTAAATAATCACCAGTACCATCAAAGTAGTTACTGTAATAACCTTCTTTAAAAGGATGAAATTCATTTGGCTTTGTGTCTGCAACAACCACAACTTCATTATTAAATGTACTTAAATCTGTATTGAATGTGTTTCCATTTGGTACCGGATTTGCACTCATTAACAATGATGCATATTTCCAAAACAAGTCACCAGGAAGATTGATTGTCCAGTTCAAATATCTTGTTGCAGTTCTACTTGTTGTATTTGCTGTTGCAGTTATGATTGATGTATTACTTGCAACAACTGTTGGTGTACCAGAAATTATACCAGTAGAGGTATTCATTGACAATCCAGTTGGCAATCCACTGGAAGTATACAGTACACCATATCCGGCCGCAGAAGTTGCAACTACTGTCACATTTGATATTGGTAAATTTTGTGTTGCACTAGTTGTTGTGTTGTTTGCTGGTGATGAGAATGAAACAACATCAGTATTAATCGTCAAACTAAAAGAACGAACAGAATCTTGATTTTGTGCATCAGTTGCTTGTACAGTAAACGAATATGTTGTACTTGAACCATCCACAGGTGCAGTACCAGAAATTGTGCCACCAGAACTTAGTGTCGAACCTGAAGGTAAAGAACCAGAAGATAATGCATATGTAATTGGTGCATCACCTGTTGCAACAACTGTTGTGCTGATTGCGGTTGTTTCGTATACAGTACCTAATGAACCAGCTGCTGTGGTAAATGTTGGTACACCAGAATATACCAAACCTGGTACAAGGATACCAGTACCACCATTTGCATTGGTAACAAAAACGGTATAACTACCAGAACCTAATGCGGGAGAACTAAATGTAAGGCGTCCAGAATCCAGGAATGTTACTGCACCTATCGTAGTAGACCCAACCAAAACGGTTGCACCTGGTGCGAAACCTGACCCATACAAAACGATAACTTGATTGCCTGCTGGGTCTGCTGCGGTATCATTTGTGTCAACATAAGATCCATCAGTTACCGCAAAACGGGTAACAGTAGGTACCAGGAAAGTTTGTTGGTTAAAATGTTCACCAACTGTAATAAATCCTGTTGAATCTTTTGCTCTCTTGCCTCTGACACCGGCATTAAACATCAACTGATCTCCTCAAACGAACACACTGCTTGTAATATACTATTGGTACTGGCCGTTAATCTCAATTCATCACCTTCTAACAGATAAATGGAAAGTGTTTTGTCAATGGCTGTGAAAGATGTATCTGCTGCAACCGAAATGGTACTGACCAATTTATATGCAGTCGCACTTCTATACAAATCAACTGTTATGTCCGCTGCACTGGTTCCATGAATATTGGAAATAATCAAAGAATTAATTTTTAATATTTTACCACTGGATGAAGGATTGTTTGCAATAGAAGTCGCCGATGTTGTCACCGATTGTACTTGTGTGTTTCCATTAATTGTTGTTAGTGCTGCTATGTTTGGGTTTGCCATTTTAAATCCTTAGAATCCGAAAACAATCGACATTGCAATTGCCTTTGATAATGATGTGCCACCTGTATTTGCTTGTGAGAATGCTGCATTGGCTTGAATGAATGCAGCATTTGCGGTGCTTCTAGCATATGTATCCGCACCGCCACCAGTATTTGCTTGTGCAAAGGCCGCATTAGCTTGTGAGTATGCTGCATTCGCCTGGTTAAATGCAGAACTGGAACTAGAACCAGAATTTGCAGTAGCGAATGCAGCATTAGCTTGTGCGTATGCTAAGTTTGCAGTATTTGCTGCATAAGGGTCTAGAGCACCACCGCCTGTTATCGTGGTCACTTCTACATTTGCACCATTTTCAAATGTACTATCGAATGTTACTACATTACCAGAAACAGTATATGTGTCTCTAAGCTGTGTGATACCATCTACAACAGCAATTATATAATTTTCACTTGTTGGTGATGTACTTAAAGTGAATGTTGTTGTTCCACCATTTGCAGTAAATCTATCAGAATAAATTGATACTGGTGTTCCTGATCCGCCACCAGTATTAGCTGCCGCAAAAGCTGCATTTGCCTGAGCAAAGGCTGCATTAGCATAAAGACTTACGGAGTTAGCAGTACCAAATGCTCCGTTAGCATATGTTCCTGCACTGGTTGCCTTAGCATCAACTGTATTAGCATATCCTATTGCATCGTTGGCATAACCAGATGCAGAATTAGCCGCACCAAATGCTCCGTTTGCATATAAACTTGCCGAGTTTGCGGCATCAAAGGCCGAGTTTGCCTGATTAAATGCAAAGCTGGCACTAGAACCAGAATTCGCAGCAGCAAAGGCCGCATTGGCATATAGGCTGGCTGAATTGGCTGCACCAAAAGCAGAATTTGACTGCAAGAAGGCACTGTTAGCATAATTAGATGCCGAGTTAGAAGAACCGAATGCACCGTTAGCAAATGTTCCAGCAGAGTTGGCCGAATCAAATACACTATTCACATAAGGCAATACATCAATGCCTTTGATTGTAATCGTTGTTGATTTTAGGTTTGCTTTTAATGTTGCAATCTTAAATGATGCATCATTAATATTGATGTTGTTATCACCACCAATTTCTGGTGTATATTCTTCAAAGAGCTGCCATTCTTTTGTGCCAGAATCTCTTATTAGTCCGGTGTGTGCATTGACACCATTGTTATAGTGGGATGCAAAACCAATATCTAAAATATCACCGGTGTAATTTCCGGTACCCATGATAAACAAAGTATCGTTTGCAACAATCTGTGTTGAACTGGTACTAAATGTATTGCCTAATATACTCAAGTTACCAGTAATAGAAACATCACCAGAAATGGTACCACCAGATGTATTAAATTTTAGGTTGGCTGTTGTAAAAGCACCATTGGCATAATTAGAAGCAGAGTTGGCTGCCGCAAAAGCACTATTGGCATAATTAGATGCTGAATTAGAAGCATCAAATGCTGCGTTTGCCTGGTTAAATGCAAAACCAGAACTTGAACCGGAGTTGGCTGCAGCAAATGCTGCATTAGCATATAGACCTGCACTTGTGGCTTTTCCATCTGCTGTATTAGCTGTTGTGAAGGCACCGTTGGCGTATAAACTGGCTGAATTGGATGAACCAAAAGATGCATTGGCCTGTGCAAAGGCACCATTTGCATACAAACTTGCTGAGTTGGCCACCGCATATGCAGATATAGCAACATTACTTCCAACATTTGCGGTGTATTGAACAGTTCCGTCAGCAAATGTGATGCCGTTTGCACTTGTTCCATTTATAGTTAATGCACCACCTATGGTTACATTTCCACCTATACCCGCACTACCAGTAACAACTATTGCACCACTGGTTGTCGTTGAAGAATTTGTTGTGTTTGTAAAGTAGGTTGTTTCTGTGAATGTTACAACACCAGTTACATTACCTCCAGTTTTAGGTAATGCATTATTGGCTGTTATGAAAGCACTATTAGCATACGATGAAGCCGAATTGGCTGCATCAAATGCGGCATTGGCTTGATTAAAAGCAAAGCTGGCACTAGAACCAGAATTCGCTGCAGCGAATGCCGCATTGGCTCTATCGAATGCTGAGTTTGAATTATCTGTAACTACTGGTACATTACTTAACAATTCACGAACTTGTATCACCGATCCGGTACTTGGTGCAGTTGTGAAAGTTAATGTTGTACCACTTACACTATAATCAACTATTGGATTTTGTGTAATACCATTATCAAAAACAAGAATACTATTTGATGTAGTATTAGCTGTTACTGTAAATGCGGTTGTACTACCATCACCAGTAAATGTTCTTGTCAAATAATACAATGAAGCAGTATTACTACTTGTGATAATTGCATCATAAGCCAAGTTGGCTTGACTGAAAGCACCATTGGCATATATACTTGCTGAGTTTGCTGCACCAAAAGCCCCATTGGCAAATGAAGATGCTGAGTTAGCAGTTACAAATGCACCATTGGCAATTGAACTGGCTACCCTTACATCCTTCTTACTTTGGCTGCCAATGTAGGTGAATTGCATGTTATGTTATTTCCAATAAACTTACAATAACATCGGCTGCCGAAGCATTACTTGTCGAAACTTTAAGTACATCTGCGGCTTCCATAACCAATTTTTGTTCACCACCAATTGTAATCAGTGAATTGCCTGGTTCAATCTCAGCCATCTTAACCATATAGTAATCTGATCCACCAGAAGTCAATATCACATTGGCTGTTATGGTTGTGTTTAGTATGTTTGCGATTGTCATACCAATAACTGTAGTAGATACACCAGAATTAGCAGTATAGATGGTTTCTGCCGATGTTCCGACTGCTGCTCGTAGTTGATTTTTAAAAGTATTTGCCATTTAAATTTCCTTATCCTTTATTTATTTCATCAACTAAAGGCGATTGTAAATGCAACAATGTCGGCGTTTACATCTAGTGCGGTCGTTCCTGTATTTGCCTTGGCATAGGCAGCATTCGCATGAGCAAAGGCCGCATTAGCAGATGCAGATGTAATGTTTTGTGATGCATATGCCGAATTGGCCGTTAGGAAAGCACTATTAGCAAAAGAACCGGAAGAATTGGCTGCATCATATGCGTTGTTGGCCTGTGTTCTGACCCAAGCATCACCACCAGTATTTGCTGTATTATATGCCGCATTGGCATGACTAAATGCCGCATTGGCTCTATCAAACGCAGGACCAGGATCACTTCCACCAGACACTGATGCATTAATTGTGATTGTTTTTGTGGTTGTATTGGTACCGATGGTGATATTATCACCAGCAACAAAAGAGAGTGTGTCGGAACCACTAGTGGCCAATATTAAAGAACTATTGGCATTAATTGTGTCGAAAGAGAATTGGTTGGTGATATAGGATGTACCACCAAGACTGTTTTTGTAATACAGTTTACCATCGGCATAGTTAAGCGCCAACTCACCATTAGCTAGGCCTGTTGGTGTGTTTCCTGTGACGCCTGATTTTTTTAACCGTATTGCTGTATTTGACATTTACTTAGAACGTTCCGCCATCCTTGATTGGGCCATCAGTACCAATTAAACCTGTTAGGGTTGTTGGTACCACTTCTTTATTTAGCTCATCAATTTTTTTTCTTTTGGAAGGAGGTAGTTGTAAGTAATCAATTTTAGCAAGTAATTCGTCTATCTTGTTGTTGTATTCACTTTTTTCAGTTTCATGTTTCTGAATCAAACTATTAACATTATTTTCATATTGTACATTTAAAGCATTCATTTTAACTTCAAATTCTGAACGAACCTGATTAGTTTCTTCTCTTGCTCTAACTAATTCACCTTTAAATGTTTCCACATGAGTGGCTTGATTCTTAACACTATCATAGTCACGAAATTTAGTAATCAATTCATCAATTTCGGTTCGATGTTTACTGTTTAAGTTGTTAACATCTGCACTTAATTTTGTTACAAGTTTTTCACTTTCAGATAATTTATTTTCCAATTCTTGAACAGCCTTACTTTGATTTGATTCACTGTTTTCTTTCAAATCTTGAATTGTTTTTTGCAACTCAAGATTTGATTTTACTAACGCATCAATCTTTTCAGACTGTTCTTTCACAACTTCATCAGTTATTTTCGCATTCGCTTGCATTGAGATATTTCGAATAACACAATCTGTCATTGTGCTTGTCAAAGTCTCAACATAATAATTTAAATACTTCTCATTTGCCATTTCAAACTCCTATCATAAAAAAATCTATTACATTATATAGTCAGCTTAGAATTGTCCTCCGTCTATTGCTGATGACCACACTGGTACACCTGCATCTGTGACTGTAAGAATTTGATTAGACCATGTTTGGTCTGCTGAACCGGATGCAGCTGTAACAGCCAACGCATTTGTTCCATCACCGTATACGATACCTTTTGCGGTGAATGTTGCGGCACCTGTACCACCTTGAGCAACAGTCAAACCAGAAATGTCTGCCGCAGTTGCTGCTGTTACACGACCGTAAGCATCAACAGTCAATGAGGTGATTGTTTTTGCAGCACCCAATGTGCCTGTCAATGAATAACCAGCATTAGCGATTGATTGAATTGCACCAGAACCATTACCAATCAACATTAGGCCACTAGTGAATGTTGATACACCAGTACCACCTTGTGTAACTGTTAGACCAGAAATATCTGCGGCTGTTGCAGCTGATACACGACCATATTCATCTACAGTCAACGATGTGATTGTTTTAGATGCACTTAATGAACCAGTTAATGTGTAAGTAACATTTGCAAGTTCTGACAAAGCGCCTGTACCATTACCAATAACAACTTTACCTGAAGTAAAAGTAGATTTACCTGTACCACCTTGGTCAACATTTAGACCAGCAATTGCTTGGAATGTTGCAGCAGTTGTTCTGCCATATGAGTCAACAGTTACAGAAGTAATGGTGTTATTTTGTGCACCAGCACCTGTTGCAGTGAATGTACTGTTAGCAAGTACTTTTAGTGAATCGGTACCATCACCAATAACAATACCACCAGCAGTGAATGAACTTGCACCAGTACCACCGTTAGGTACTGTTAAGTCATCAGTTAGTGTTAATGATTTAAGTGTTGTTGCACCAGCAACATTCAAGGTACCAACTTGTAATACTGCTGCATTTGCCCATTGTGAAATCAAATTAGATTTCAAGTTTGCTTGGCGGAAGCTTCCATCTGCAACGTTGATAACGTTACCTGTTGGTTCTATGTTGTAGTTGTCAAACAAATAGAAGAAACCATCACCTGCGTGGCGGAACAAACCGGCATGTCGGTCTGCACCATCATTGTAATGGCCGTAGAAACCAATATCGACTGCATCTGATGCATTGTTTTTACCAAGTGCAATCAAGGAGTCTTCGACAGTAAGTGTTTCAACGTTGTATGTTGTTGATGTACCTAAGATGGACAAGTTACCACTGATGATAATGTTACCATCAATTGTTTGTGTTAAACTAGCAGTATTTGCACGAACGACCGTGTTATCAACGTCAATAGTAACTGTATTATCTGTTACAGTTGATGTAAGGCCTGCACCGCCAGAAATTGTAAATGTGTCGGTTGCTAGATTAACAACATCAGCTGTACCAGAATCAGCTGCAACAGTCAATGCAGTTGAGATTGTTGACGAATTTGCAATCGTCATAACACGGCCGTTTGCAGCTACCTGGATGATAGGTATAACTGTTGAACCACCGTAGAAACCAGGAGTAAGACCAGAAATTGAATTTAGTGCAGCACTTAATGTTGCGTTTGCAGTACCATTAAACAACTGTGCAGATGCGGTAATGTCACCACCAGTAACATCAATATATCTGTCTGTTTGGAATTGAGTTGCAGAGTTTGCGTTACCTGAGAAAAAGGTAGTACTTAATGTACCGCCATCAGAGAAACTAAGACTTCTAACGTTTGCATGACCAACAGCAATATTACCTGTTACACTTCGTTGAACAAGTGTGCCTCCAGTATTTGAACTGGTTGCAGCATCAATTGTTGATGTGTAGTATTGTCCACCAATATTAACAACACCTGTACCAGCAGGTGAGCCAATAAACATGGTATTGGATTGATATGAATAAGCTAATTCACCCGCTTGTAGACTGGCTGGTACGCCTGTGGTAAGGGAACGTCTAATTCTTAGTGTTGTATTTGCGCCTGCCATGTTGTTATCCTTTTTATGTTAAATGGATTTAAATCCTATGATCTATTTATTAAAATGTGCCACCGTCAAAGTCGCTAACCGTATTTAAAATAGTATTACTAATATATTCTGATCCACCAATGCTAATGATATTGTTGGTCCACAATTGACTTTCCACATTTAATGTGGAACTACCAATAAAAAGTGTATTGGAAAGAAAAGAGTAAGCTAATTCTCCGTCTGCTAGATTGCCAGGTGCCGTGTTCGCATATGAACGGAGAATCTGTATTGTTGTATTAGATGCCATTTAGAAGAACCCTGAATCAGCACCTTGGAAAGCCAAATAAGTTACTGAATTTGCTACTGCGGCCTGAATTGCTGCATCTGAAATTACACCACCAACTGTTTGAACAGGCGCAAAACCACCAACCGGTGATACCACAATCGCAATCGGATTAGGATTAATGTCTGTTGGCGCAGCTGCAAATGAAATTGCACCAGTTGTCGATTCAGCTTTGATCTGTGTTCCGTCCAAGTCAATTGTATTACCACTTAGATATAGACTTCGGAATTTATTTGTTCTACTGCCAAGGTCAAACGCTCTGGAAGATGTTGGTAATAGATTTCCGTGTACAGGAGTGTCGGTACCAAGGCCTCTGGCAGAAAATGTTTTGGTTTGTGAGTTATAGACAATTACATCACCAGTGTTTGCGCCTTCCAAAGAAAGGTCAGTCAAACTCCTAAGTGTCTTTGTACCATAGGAAAGTGTTTGTACCTTAGTTTTTTGGCCTTCAACTCTAACTTTTACGGTTGCAGGTTGTCTGACGGTTACCGTTGGCATATTATTCCTTTAAAATACTGTAACTTGGGGTAAGACGTTCACAACTCCCTCTAAAACCCGTATGACTGTGTTTGAAGAATCTTTGATAATCACATCATACACATAACGGCCAGCAGAAATATTTGCCGTGTTTGCATAAGGTAAAGACAATATTATAATGCCTTCTGTTGGATCATTAACTGTTATTACAAAATTAGCGGTTGTGCTACTAGAATAATATGATTTTTTCATGGCAGCTTTTACTTGGCTACCAGTTAGAGTAAAAGGTGAACCATCAGCTTGATCCAATGTGATGGATGTACTAAAGTTTGAACCTTGTTCTAGAAATAATTCTTGGTAACCAGCTGGCATTGTTTAACCCCTTTTGGAGGTATTTATACTCAAAGGAAATGGTAAAAAGTAAATTCGCTTTTTGGACTTTTGAATCTGTCGGAGAAAATTCTCGGGCCGGAACGCAAAAATTCGAAATTTGTTGTTAAATATTATTTTTCAATTCTTTTACTTCTGCACGTAGTTCTTTAATACCCTCAATCAATAATGGAATTAACTTTTCATAGCGTACTGTTAAGTATTTCTCATCAATAGGTGCGGGTACAACAACTCCGCAATCAGGTAATTGATTTTGAACCTGTTGCGCTGATACACCAATTTGACGCTGTTTTTTATATCCAAGTGATACTGCTAATTCATTTTCTTCGTAATAGAAACCGCTTAGTTCATCAATCTTGTCTAGTGCATTTTCAATTGCACCAAGTTTAGTTTTTAATCTGTCATCAGAATAATATGCAGTGATGTTATTGGTTGCACGAATTTCACCGTCAGTACCAGATGCCGGGGTGCCTATACCTAATCGTTTAAACTGTGGTGTATCACCTGTACCAATACCTTGGGGTGGTGAGTAGATAGCGGGGATGACGGGCCTTCCACTCAAATCTCCGTATGCTCCAGATGTTGCAACAGTTGCTAAACCAGAAACTGAACCGGCAGCAATTGCAATATTTGTTGCAGTTACAGATGTAACCCTACCTTTTGCATCGACATTGATTCTTGGAACCACTGAAGCTGTACCGAATAATCCGGTGTTAGTGCCAGCATTACTTAATCTAGCATCTGGTAATGTGCCTGAATCGATATTACTAGCATTTGTTGTATCTTTGGTTGCCGAGGCTGCAAATGTTGGATAACCAGTGATTTGAGAAGTTGCAATTTGTATTGCAACATTTGATGCTCCGGTGATTCTTCCTTTTGCATCTACTGTAACTTGACTGACGCTTGAAGCCGTACCATATGTTGTTGCGCTTACACCAGAATCGGCCAATCTTGCTGCAGCCAATGTACCAGAACCAATATTACCAGCATTTGTTGTATCTGTGGTTGCCGATGTGGCTAATCCTGAAACTGCACTAGAAGCAATTGCAATTGTAATGTTGGCCACTCCAGTTGCTCTACCTTTTGCATCCACTATAATTCTTGGTACAATACTTGCACTTCCATATGAACCTGATGTAGCACCAGTATCAGGCAACCTTGCATCAGCCAGTGTGCCACTAGTAATTTGAGATGTAGATATATCAATAGTAGTATTGGTGACACCAGTAATTCTACCTTGTGGATCAACAACTATAACTGGTATTGCGGCACCAGTACCATGTGTAGCCGCTACAACAGCCGTATTTTCTAGAACTGATGGCGTAATCTTTGTTGTCATTTATTTTGCCTTTTTATTTCATGCATTTTTGTTTTCATCCAACACATTTTCATAAAAATGTACATTTTCATTGGATTCAAAATTTATTTTTTGAGGATTAAATTTGTCAATTATTTGTTGATATAAAGGATGACTTGGTTCGACATTAATGATTTGAATAACGTCATTCGGTGTTATATTTTTTCCTTTTTCCAATTCATCCGCAACAATACGATCTTCAGGCAAAGCGTTTGCTTTAACATAGGCTCGTATAGTGTTATGTGGAAATTTCGAACTATGTTGAATATAATCTACTTGTAAAATTTTATTGATTGAAAGTGTCATTTATTTTGCTCCATTAAAAATTAAGTTTCAACTTATGTACCAACTTTATATGCCATAAATCTCACACTACCTCCAGCATACCAATATCCTGCGGGCCCGCCGTTAGCATATGCTCTCCACTCATTATTAACGTCAGGTCCTATTTTATAAACATGTTTGTTTGTGGCACTTGGATTAGTTCCATCATTTCTCCAGCCAAGAACACTGTCCATATAATATCCTCTACCGGAAGCCGCATTGGCCTCCGTCATAAAATGAGTACCTGCCCTAAAATAATCATTAGCAAATTTCATTGTAACTCTGACGTTATTACCTGCAGCTAGATAATATGGTGTTTTTTGGCTACCTAACGCCGCCCAAGTGGTGTCCTCGTTAGACCAATGCCAATAACCATAAGGTCCGTATGTTTGAAATGGTCTTGCTGCATAATAGACACTACCGTCAGCTGGCATATAATTAACTGTATCATAATTTTGTGTTGTTAATTTAATTAATCTCCAAACATTATCAACAAGAACTTCAACGACCAACCATAGATAAGTGGTACCGCTTGCCCACATACTGGAATTTAATCTTTGTCCTCGATAGAACATATCTGGTTCGGTTATGTTCCACCAACCTGCGCTAGGAATATTTAAATATTGAACCGTATTCCAACCACCGCCGCCTGCGCCTGTACTAGTATAAGTAACACCACCAACTGATCCCATTCCAAACGATTCTGCATAAGTAAAGTATGCTGTGCCTTGAGTAACATTTGATGCTGAACCAGCAGTTGTGGCGTATCCAGCATTTCCAGCACTTGATGCATATCCAGCATTTCCAGCATATCCAGCACTTCCAGCATAAGTGGCATTTCCAGCACTTCCAGCATAACCAACACTCAACGATCCTGTTTGATATGAACGCAAGTAACTATCACTACCGTTTGTACCCCAAACTCTTGGTGGGTTGCTAGCATTATTTTCGTCACCATTACTTGAATTAATGTAACCTGTTTGTAAATAACCGCTTGCATCAGTTCTTACAATTTTGTTTGCTTCATTGTTTCTATTTGCATGTACATTTAATCCAGCAACAGTTGTTGAATTTCCAGCACTTGTAGCATAACCTGCACTTGTAGCAGAACCAGCACTTGTAGCATAAGAAACAGACTGTGAACCAATGTTGGTGCTGTTGATATATGTTACCCAGCCACCATAATTACCATTTTGTATATTTCTGGTTCTAAGTAAATTAGCATTGTCTTCCCAACCCCATGCAACCTGAACACCCCATAAATTAGATGCATTTGTGTGGCGCATGTTCTGTTGGAACCACCAACTTCCACCTGGACCACCAGTTGAGCTTCCTGATGAAGTATCACCACGAAGAACTGTACTTCCGGCCGGAGCGTGTGAGAAATCTGTATTCCAATTGGAATTGAAACCCATTGTTATGTTATTTGCATAAGTAGAATTCGTAGCAAATGCAGAAGTGATATTCCAATTTCCAGAAGCACCAGTGCCTGTTAATGTTGGTGCATACGAATTATAGTTACCAGAATCTAGTATAACATAAGAAGCGCCGCCTCGACTCCATCCGCCAGTTCTTAATTGGTTATCGGTACCAAGTCCAAAATTAATTGCATATAATCCAGGTCTGTGAAAAGACATGGCCGCAGCACCAGCGCCTTGTGATTGAACTTGTGGTCCTAAATGGCCAACATAAGAAACATCTTGGCCAGACACAGTATAACCTAAATCTCCAGCAGTACTAATAAGATTATTAGCACTATCAGCAATTCCGTTAATATTCACACCTGTCAGTCTTTGGAATCCAGTTGCACGATTCAATGCAATAGAAGTTGTACCAATAAAGTGTGATGAATTGCCTAGTATAGTACTTGAAATTGTACCACCAGATAATTTATCTGCATTTAATGATGTTAACCAAGCAGGATTTGCATAACTTCCTGTTGAATACAATCCATTTGTTACTGTACCTGCATTACCGGTTATACTGTGTGAGAATGTCCAATTAGAGTTTGCTAGATTGTGTACATATGATCCAGTTGCTAGTGAAGTATTTGCAGTAGCTTTGTCTATTGTTTGACCAATAACTTGACCAGTAAATGTGCCGCCAGTTTTTGGCATCTTACCAGATTCCAAACCATCAATTGCAGACTGAATGGTGCCTGTTGTAAGAGCACCTGTTGCTGGACCATATACAATGTTATTTGCAAAATATTCATATACTGCATAACCATCTACTTCGATCAATATTTTATCATTATTAACTGGTGCAACAGTCATTGTTACTTTAGAAGTACCGGAATTTAAAGTGTACTCAGATTCCAATTGGCGAACACCATTAATATATACTCTGACCTGGTTGGCTTGACTGAATGTTGGTGTCGTATATTGTGTTGTTGAACCATCTCCAGTATATGACAATCTATTTGATGTGATTCTGGTACCAGGCTGTGTACCTGCACCACCTGCACCCGCAGCAGTCCAATAAAAGTTACCTGTACCACCAGTTGCAAGAACATAACCTGAAGTTCCACTTGCTGTACCGGTAGCAGCTGCAACCAATGTATTGAAGGCTGATGCTGCCGATGTTGAACCAGTACCACCAGATGATGTTGACAAAGGAGTTCCTGTTACTGTCAATCCAGTAAATGATGGACTTGCGGTTGTTTGCAAATCTTGTGATGTACTAATTGCCAATGTGTTTGCAGTAACTGAATGTATTGCAATGCCGTTATTAGATGTTAAGGTTAATGATGCACTTGTTGGTGATATTGAACCTCTTGTTCCTTTAATCTCAGCAGTTGCAGCATTAGCTTTACCGAAAGCCGCATTAGCCTGTGCAAACGCAGGCGCAATTTGTGGAGCAACGTTGTTGGCCGAAGCAAAAGCAGAATTGGCATAAGATGATGCTGAGTTGGCAGCACCAAATGCACCGTTAGCATAGAGACTTGCAGAGTTAGCTGTACGAAATGCACCGTTAGCATACAATGATGCGGAATCTGAACGACTTCTTAACCAAGTATTTGCTTGTGTTGTATTGTCATTCAGTGTTTTTGCAGCAGTCAGTGATGCAGCTTTTGTGCCATCAGTAGTTGATATTGAATCACTAAGTTGTTGTTCGGTAATAATTCTGTAGTATGAAGCCGATTGAAAACTATCCACATCATTAATATCAAAATAATTTCCTGCTTCATTCCAACGAATTGCTGCATTTGCGGCCGCAGTTCCGGATGTTCCATCGACTGTTCTATAAACATTGAAAGATGATGTTTGATTTCTTGATGCTTGACTTAATGTGAATTCGTTTGAATTGAATACTGTTCGTCCATTGATAACAAAATTGCCAGCAACACTGAAATCTTCATTTACCTGTAAGCTCTTAACTGTTGCTTCAGCATTTTCGGCATCAATTAAATTCGAAATGCGTACATTTGGTGTCCAAACATCAGTGTTTGCTCTTATTGTGTTTGCTCTTACTGTGTCGGTTGCCCAAACATTTGCTGTATTGACACGGGAATTTGCTTGCAACCTATCGGTAAATGTGATACCATACACAGACAATGTGCCAGTATTGGCTGATGTGTTAGCTTCAAGTCTATCTGTAAATGTGGTATTATAAACCGACAATGTATCGGTGTTTGCCGATGTATTGGCTTGAAGTCTGTTGGTGAAGGTTGTACCAGTAACAGAAGCTGTTGTTGTGTTAGTTGATACGTTAGCTTGCACAACATTGGCATACATTGTCCAAACTACGGATGCATTAGATGTATTGGATGATGTATTAGCTTGTAACACATTAGTAAAAGAAGTTCCTGTTACTGATAATGTTGTAGTATTTGCTGATGTATTTGCTTGCAATTCATTCGTGTGTGTGGTGCCAGATACAAAAGCTGTTGCAGTTGTTGTAAATGTATTTGCTTGCAATACATCTGTAAATGTAGTACCAGTGACAGAAGCTGTTGTTGTATTGGTTGACACATTAGCTTGCACTACATTAGCATATAGTGTATGCATAACCGATGCATTAGATGTATTGGTTGATGAGTTGGCTTGCACTACATTTGCATACAGTGTGTGCATAACCGATGCATTGGAAGTATTAGATGATGTATTTGCTTGCAATACATCTGTAAATGTGGTACCAGTAACAGAAGCTGTCGTTGTGTTTGTAGATATGTTTGCTTGTACTACATTTGCCCACAAGGTGTGTATAACGGATGCATTGGCTGTATTGGTAGATGTGTTAGCTTGTAATACATTTACCCAAGCTGTGCCACTTACACCAACAGATGTTGTGGTAACATGTGTATTGGCCTGAATAGTTGCAGTAAGAATACTTGTGTTTGCTTGCACATCATTAGTAAACACTTTGTTGTTTGCAGAAAGTGTACCTGTCAATACACTGGTATTTGATTGTATTCTGTTTGTATAAAGTGAATTATATATTGAAGCATTAGAAGTGTTAACAGAATTGTTTGATTGCAATGTTTCTGTAAATGTTCCACCTACTACAGAAATGCTTCCACCAAACAATGAGTTATTTGCAACTCTTAGTGCTGTGTCTGATCCTAAAACGTTTAATACATTACCAACATTGGCTGTTCCTGTTGTTGCAAGACTTAGATTTCCATTTGAAAAGTAACCTTGCCCTTCCACATTCAAATTGTTTTGAATGATTGCAGAAGAACCAATACCTTGCACTGAAAATGTCTTTTGAACAATAACATTTCCGTTTGATTGTAATGCTGTCTGTGAATTTTCTGAAAGGAATAATGTTCCAGAATCTTTGACATAATTTTCTTTGGCAAGAATGTTGTTTTCGGTAACCAGATTGTTGGTTGCAACCATCCAATCACCAAATGTATTGGCATAACTTAATGAGGATACTGTATTAGCCATTTTAACCTTTTTCTAATAGTTTTAATAACAAACTTTTTATTTCCGTTATATCTTCCCTGAGCACTTTGACCTCAGACTTAACATTATTTATTTCTTCTTTTTGAGACTCCAGGGCCCGGCGTTTATTCAAATATTCATCTAAACCATTTTTATCTTGGTTTATAATTGCACCGGTTCTGGTGTCCCTAACAAGTTTTGTACCTTCAACTCTCAAATACATAATCAACCAATCGAACTATTGATATTTGAAGGCAGTGCAATACATCTCATGTCTGTCAAATGAGGTACAATAGTTGTATCTGTAGTCAACAAAACAATTTTGATTGCAAACTGATTGAATGAGTTATATGTTTGGCCATTTGTTGATGTATAAGAAACATAACCTTGTTCTGTACCTAAACTTCCTGGTGCAAAAGTATATTCATGCAAATCACCTCTAAATTTAGAATACAATGTGTTAGAATTCTTTGTTTTGGTCATTAGGATCCAAGAACCATCAGCAAAAGATTGTGTATCATTTCTATTCAAAATCTTGTAGTACACTTGTATATCTGTTTTTGCAGGACGATATGCAGACAAATAGACATTCAAATCTCCAGAATCAAAACCTGCTTCCAACACAACCTTCTTGGTTACATATCTTGTTGTTGCAGGACCACCATTCTTAGAAGTTTCACCTGTAATGATTGCAGATGCACCTGCCGCAGAACCACCAGAAACATCAATCGAAACAGTTGGTGTTTCTATGTATCCAGAACCTGGTGTTGTTAGATAGATTGAAGTAATTTTACCAGCTTCAATCACAGGTGATGCATAAGCTTGTACAGCATTTGCACCTGTTGGTGCAGAAATAGAAACTGTTGTATTGCCTGTTGCATAACTATTTCCTTGCGACACAATAGATATCAAACTATTTGACAATTCACAATTGTTTATGTTGTATTGAACTGTAAATACAGTAGTACCAGCATCAGAAATGACTGGAGAAACTGCATTATCTTGTGATGATAACTGGCCGTACAATGAGAAAGATGTTTCCGAATTGGCAACCAAAACTCTTTGACGTTGATTATCATCCAAATAAATGTGTTCATACATTGTTGTACCAAATTTACCTGGATTTATTGCAACTTGGCCAGCAGATGTACCACCTTGCAGTGTTGCATCATAGGTATAGTTGATTGAGGTTGATGATGGAACAAAATCGGTTGTTGATATATTAAAAGCATCCACTAATATATTAGAATTTGATGTTGTTGATATCAAATCTGTCATTGTGTTTGCATTTTTGTAGAAATCAATTTCAGAATCAACCAAAGTTCTTTGTGGCAACTTCTTAGGTACAACCATTCTAATTGATGGTGTGACTGATGTGTTGAACACACAACGATCAATTGTAAACATCACAGATTGATTTTGGTCAGCTTCCCATGTTTGTGAATTCTGAGAAAGGAATAAACCACCAACATAGTGTGCAGCTGATATTTTTGTAATTGAACTTGGATATGGATCAGTTGATAGATTTTTTACTGTTGATGGTAATGCTTCTTCATTGTTTGATGCGGTCCACAATGTGTACTCATTAGACAAAGATTTAACAATAAATGCATATAATACACCAGATTGAATATACACTGGAGAAGTAAAGGTAAATTCAGTGTATGTAGTTGAATCTAAATGCTGCGGAGTTGAAGAAACTTTAACTTTAGTTGGATCCAAAGTAACCACTGAATGGTCCAATGTTACTCCATTTGGATAACCATTTAATGTACCAACAATTGATAATGTTATTGGTGAACCATCATTTGTTGATGTTGGTTTTGAAGCAAAGAACACTCTGATTGAAGAAAGAAAAGCACCATTTGGAAAGTTTGTCGGATCAATCTGGAAAGTTTGAGCAACAGGATCACCAGTCCATGGTGGTGGCGGTTGCAAATCTGTAATTATTCTTCTTGTTTGAACTTCTGATGTGTTGGTTGTATAAGAAGAATCTTTATACAATGTTTGTTTGAAAGTATCTTTTGCCCCAGATGGTGATGCACCAAAATCAATAGTTTGTCTATTGATTTGCAAACCTTCCGCATAGAAAGTACCTTCAGCATATGTTGTTACTGTGCCAACATTGTTATTGATACGGTTGTCTAAACGAAAGACTTTTTGGCCGGTGTGAAAAGTATTTGCTGGTACAGTGAACACACCAAAGAAATCACCACGTTCATTGGATTCAATCGAACCTGTAGTTGAACCAATAGAATATGTTTCTTTATCTGGTAATCCAACAACTGAAGATACTACTATAGGTGTTGCAAGTGTTGCAACTTTTGTTGATCCATCATAATCTGAAATCACAGCTGATTGGCCAGGATTTGCACCAGAAGTTATGTAAATCGTTAAACCATTATAGAAATCATTTACACTTGATGCTAATGGTGATAATTGTATTGATGTAAGAGATGTTGAATCTTTTAATGTACCACTGTAGTGTTCACTAGAGTTACTAAATTGTGTTGCAACAACACTACCCGAAGCAGTAGATGACTGATAAACACCTGATGCATTGAAGAATCCGTTTTGTAAAGCTAAACCATTATTGTATGTGGTTGTCTTAAAGTCATTTGAAACATATAAACGAATCTTGGTTGTATCTGTGTAGTTGTACACACCTTCAACTTTACCTGTAGGTGTGAATGTACCAGCTGAATAGTAACCGATAATGTCGCCAGCTTTAAATGTACCAGTCACGGATGCAACTTCAATTGTATTCAATCTGCGAACATAAGAATCAACACTTACATTATCAAAGAAAGCATATAACTTGGTTTTAATTAACAGGTTAGAAGCTTTAATCATAATCTGCTGTGGTTTGATCCACGGCAAAATACTAATATCATTTATGTAACCATTATTCAATGAATAGGTGTTATCTATTTTGTTGTATGGTCCAAGTATATTAGTTTGTTGTTCTTTAAACTTTGTCAGGTAAGTTGAAGAAAGTGTGGAATTCTGTATGGTTGTTTGTTGCAATCCAGTTGATCCACCCGTCCAACCAACACTATTAGATACTGTTGCCCAGGGGCTAGATGTTTGTGACTGTAAACTTGTTGCTGATGTTCCAGGAACTGTTTGCCAATCACCAAAAGATAATGTGTTGTTTACATTACCTCTTTGGTATATTTGCAAACTAGGATCAACAACCAACAAAGCAGGTGAATATGTTGTATCAACCCAATTGTCCATGTTTGGAGACAACGACAAGCTACCTTTTGAAAAAGGTGTATTGAATGGGTTCACATTGGTTGTTCTGCTTGCCAATTTTTGTGATACTATAATGCTTGTGGTATATGGCAATGTGAAATAATTCACTGAACCATCTCGACTAACATTAAAATTCAACGCAGAAATTGATGATGATGTTGGTGAATTCATGTTATACACCATGGCCAAATTCTTCAATGGGAAATTTTTAACATTTTGGCCAGCCGTTAACTGTCTGGTTCTTCTATTAATGTTTGCATTGAAATCAGTAACACCAGAGTCTGAAGCAGAAAAACTTGAGAAATCATCTACCATAATACCATTTTTGAATCTATTTAATCCGTATGCATCAGAGATTTGCAATGAGTTTGCATTTTGTTCCAATGAATTCAAAGAAGTATAGTATTCAACACGGTTAATTCTTGTGTCAAGACCAGCAATGTCAGCCATTGTGTAACGGCGGTGTTGCACTTTTTCTATAGACAAATCTGGTAATTTACCAACAGGTGACTCAGTTGTCACATATCCGGTGTATGGATTATGTGTGATGTTGGCTATTGTTAGAGAAGAATCTGGTTCATTAGGTAGAATAGGGTTGATTGAAGGAGAACCCTCAACTATTTGTAGACTTCTATCTTTGGTTAAAACTAATTTATCTTTACGACCAAGATAATGTTCATAGTCACAAATAAAACTTGTTGAATCTACAGGCAATAAAATTCCAACTCTTGTGTCTGATGGATTAGAGTAACGGAAAACAAAATCTGTTTGAGCATTTTGACGGGATGGTCTAAAATCCAAACAATCTCTCAACGAATATGTTGTTCCATTTTTACTTGTGTAATCTGGAATTTCTCTATAATTTTCTGGTGAATCTGAATTGGTGTAAGATGTTTGACTGAAATAACCATCACCACCAGAATGCTTGTAGTAATCAAGGTACACAAGTAAATTGCCTGCTGGCTTAGGTGCACCAGGTTTTAATGTAATTGATGCATGGTCATAATAACCATCTCTTTGGCCATTATCGAAAACATAATTATTTGTAACATCATATGTTGAATTATTATACATTGTTGTTAATGGCAATGTACCTGAAGCTTTTGTATCAATGATTTTTACAATTCGTTTCACATCAGATAGATACAATGATTGTTTTGTTCCAGGAGCAGCAACACCTGCGGCTTGTATGTAAACTTGGCCACTAGAACTTACACCATCGTCAACAAATGTGTAGGTGTTAACTTGTGTTCCATTGGTTACAACTGTTGCATTGGCCGCAGTAACTAAATTTTTAATTTTTAAGACAAAACCAGAATCGGTTGCAACAGGCACATCAACTTTAAATATGATTGTTGCTGTAAATGCGGTCAAATCTGCTGTTGTGGTTGTCAATGTTGCAACAGATAAATCACCATTCATTGAAATGGCTCTAGGAGATACTGACCAATTAACAATATCACCAGCTGCAAACTTTGAATTTGATTGAGCATTCGTCACAATAATTGTGAAGTTTTCTCTGACCAAATCTGCACTCAAAGCCTGGCCTGCTGTACCTATATGTGAAATTTTATCATTGTAACTTGAAAGGTCCACAGTTGCAGACAATGTACTACCAGCAACACCAAAAGGTACACCTCTAATTTCAATAAAAGATGTGTAGATTGCATCGGTAATATCAGAGACAAATGGTAAACCTATTGGAAACAATAGTTCTGGTTTATTTGGATTTTCAAAAATTGCATCACCAGAAGCTATACCATTTTGTTTTCCAGTATCATCTATTTTTGCACTACCATATACAGTATAGTTACTGTTGTTAACTTGCAACATAGATTCCGCATCAGCGGTATTAAAATTCATCACAAAAGTGGATGTATTGTCTGGTGTTACACTCCAAGACCTATTCACAGTTGCAGTTCTTGTTGAACCTACGTATGCTGTGATTGTTCTTGTTTCACCTGCATTTGTTCCTGATGTAATTGAAATGTCAACACCAACATAAGCATCATTAAATGAAGACGTTTGGCCATTTGTTCCTGGTAGAACTACTGTGGTTGAACTTGCTGAAACAAGTGTGCCTGTTAAAGCCTGGTTCTGCAAGTCATATACCATTGCCTTGAAGATATGTGTATTTGCATTGGCTGTTGGCGCACTCTGATAATCTAAACCACGAATGTATCCTCTTGCCACCAATGTGGAATTGTAAGTTGTTGTATTGGCTGTATGTACACTATCAGTTGAAACACAATGAAAGTCTATTGTGTTTGCTGTTGTTACTTCAAATGTTTTTGAGTTTGCGCCATGCACATTCGATACAATAAAATAACTACCATAGTTAATAACTGTTGTGTCATTATTTTTTAAAGATGTTGCCCTTGCACGGTTGGAAGATATATTAACAGGTGAAGGATTCTCTACACGATAACCATGCACATATGCAAGGCCTTTACCCACACCCATTATGTACTTGTCCTCATCATCCGGATCAACTTTTGGTGTTATACTGAAATCGTTTACAATGTAATCACCATTGGTTTCGTAGTCACGCTTTGCAAAGTAATCATCAATCGCCGCATAAACTGATCCATCAACCATCTTGAAAACATTACCATCTTCAACACGAAGTAACTCAATGAAAAATTGGTCATCACCAAAGTACAATGGTTTTGATGTTAGTTCAAGGCTAATAACATATCTGTCTGCACCAGGTGCCTGGTAGTTTGATGCACCGACCGCAGGATCCAACAATGACGCATCGTTTGCATAGTCATAGATTGTTTCGGTAATTTCCAAACCAACCCGTCTGGATGGTGTACTGTCATACTTACTTAAAACGATTGTTGTTGGTTCAATTTGTACAAAGTTACCAAGAACATAGAAAACACCTTTGGCAATCGAAACAACAGAAGACTCACCGGTTGAATTGTTTGTTACTGCTTGGCAAGCTTTATTTGAATTCACATCATAGATAATATCGTTGTCAGTGAATCTTGTACCTGATTTGTATACAACAATCAATGTTGGTGGATCACCTTCACCTGCGGTGCCTGTTGGTTGTGCTACAGCAACAACTTTAGCTCTAATTGTTCCAGTTGCATTAGTTAACAATAAACCACTGAAATCGGAAATATCAATTGTTGCACCATTATATGTGGTTTGTAATTTGATGTAGTAACAATTGAAATTGGTGGTAATTTGACCACCAGTTACGGGAGAATTTTCTTTGAAAATGTTATTGGCAAACTTAGTAATCTGATCCTGTAGGATCGTTTGTGCCTGTGTTAATTCTCTGGCCTGTACTGCCTTACCTGGTTTGAATAAAATTCGATGAAAGTTTTTTGTATCATCGAAATCATCATAGTAAGGATCAACGTTAAAATTTAGAGCCATTTTTTTCCCTTAGAAACCTAATACAAATTTGAGTTGTTCTATTCCGTCATCACTTCTCTGAACACTTGATCTATTTTCAATATATGCCAAATATCCAGAATGTATTGCAAAATTTGGAAGACTATATGACAATACAGTCCTTGTTGATGTGGTTGTTTGACCGAAAATAGGACTATTAATTACTGGAACACCTTTTGTATTTATTAGCTTTATTAGATTGGTAGAAAGATTAAAGTATAAAACTGTTGCAGTAAATGTTGGATTGTTAACTGGACCTTGATAAACAATCTCATCCATTTGGAATCCAATGTCTGAACCTGCCGCCACAACGATATCTGTTGTTGTACTATATGCAACACCATTTGCATATACAGGATTATACTGTTTGGTTGTTGGATAAATTATGATACCTAGTTGGTGGAAATCAATGTCTGTTGGTAATAGTCCATTTTCTGTACCTTCAAACTCACAAGTCAACATCACATGGTCACAACCTAACTCAGAAACCGGATCAAACCCATGCCCACCAACAGGTGAAGTTGATGCACCTAATGCACAACCTTCACCGATGCCGGATTCCACTACAGCGTTCACATAAGAATAGTTACTACCTGGATTGGTAACAATAACATCATGGATAACTCCGTTCTGTACATTTGCTGTAGCAGCCGCACCAGTTCCATCACCAGTGATTACTATATTTACAACAGAATTTCCTGGATCATATCCTGAACCACTTTCAACCACATTAATAACATCTATGCTACCAACACCGGCAGATGTAATTAGAGGGTTTGGTGTGTTTGTACCTATAGCCACTGGCATCCATTCTCTGTCCATAAACTTGAGTTTTAGACCAGTATCAATGGTATACATGAATTTCCATTTGTAACCATCTTGACCCTGGAACATTTTGTTTGCAGTGTATGTGCCCGGTTCAAAATAAGGCTCTTCTGTTGATGGTTGGTCGTTATTGTTCCATAAACATTTAAAAACTTGGTCGTATTTATTTTTTACATAAAAAACCTGAATGATATAACCATTTGCATCTTTTTCGAGCATATCAACTTCATCTTGGAAATAATTATACATTACTCCTGAAGTCCAATCTACACGTTGTATGACTGGTGATATATCATTAGTCTTTATCTGTTTCACAATAAACATATTCTTGTACACCTGCTTGATTGATTTCAAGTCGGTTGCAGGAACAGGTGGGTTTACATCATCATTCCAGGGCAGTGGTTTTGCCAGAAAACAATAGAACACATTGATTGGCTCTGTCAAATACGGTGGTACCACAGCCACCGGTGCATAATACATCAACCCTATCTGGGAAACTTTTGAACCGTTTGTGAGAATATTTTTATTTGCCATAGTATTTTATTTATTACTGATATGTGACTGCAACATAAGTATTTGCAAGATCATTATTAAAACTGAAGTATCTTAAATAGGTTGTTTTTGTTGCACCTAAATTGAAATCAATTGCACCAATTGTAGAATTTATTGCTGTGCATCCATGTGTAATTATTCTTTGTTGTCCTGATGTGTTGGTAATAATCAAATCAACAAATTTTCCTGGTACAAAAGAACTTAAAGTCACTGTTAAATCGTCCGCAATATTTGCTTTCACCATACCGGAATTGGAAAAGGTGATTGTGATTGCTGTTTGTAAACTTGAAAATATATTTGGTGTTCTTATTGTATTGGCTGCATACAGTGGTCCCGTTACTGTTAATGTACCCGGTACTGTTAAATTTGCATCAACTACAATTGTTGATGTATTTTGTAATGCACTTGCTGCATTTGTGAAGGCTGCTTGTGCAATCGGTTCAATAATATCTAAACGACCTGCTTGTGTGGCAGCCAAAGATTGTGCAGAATTGGCTTTTGTGAATGCACCGTTGGCATACAACGATGCAGAGTTGGCTGCACCAAACGCACCGTTAGCGTATAGACCACCAGAATTGGCTGTTGTGTATGCATTGTTGGAATTTATGAATGCACCGTTTGCAAATACACCAGCAGAATTAGCTGAACCAAACGCACCGTTGGCATATAATGCAGCTGAGGTTGCCACATTTGCTGCTGTAAATGCACCATTCGCATACAACGATGCAGAATTTGCGGCACCAAATGCTGCATTAGCATAAACACCTACTGTATTGGATGAATTAAATGCAGCATTTGCCTGTGGCCATACTTGGTTATTAGATTGATTAAAGACTGTATTAGCTTGTATGAATGCTGCATTGGCATACAATGAACCAGAATTTGCGGTACCAAACGCAGCATTCGCCTGTGGCCATACTTGGTTATTTGAACGACTGAATACTGCATTTGCTTGTATGAATGCACCGTTGGCATATAATGATGCAGAATTGGCTGCACCAAATCCACTGTTTGCATAAGAACTGGCTGAATTAGATGCTTCAAAAGCACCGTTAGCATATAGACTTGCGGAATTAGATGCTTCAAAAGCACCGTTAGCATATAGACTTGCGGAATTAGATGCAGCAAAAGCACCGTTAGCATACAGAGCAGCTGAGTTTGCTACACCAAAACTAGAATTTGCTCTCACAAATGCACTGTTTGCAAATGGACCAGTTGATTCTGTGGAAGTATTCTGTGATGAACCATCTGCAAACTTCAATGGTTTTGCAACCAAGTTCACACCATCTGTTGATATCTTTACTTGAACTTTGTTTGACTCTGGACCACCTGCGATGATATTGACTGTTCTACCTGCGGTTGTTGTACCTATGATTAGGTTACCACCAGTGCCTGTAGCAGTGTTACCTTGTACATACAAGTAACCATCTAGTGGCAATACAGAAGTGTATGTTGCATCTGTATCGGTTGAACCTGCCAAACCCAAATCAATATAGTTTCTTTCATCTGTACCTGTGTCAGCAGTAATAACATAGTCAGCCGAGCCGTCAGATGTTCTATTCTGTAAGTTTGTTTGTAGATATGATGAACTGTTACCAATAAACTGTGCAATAACATTTGGAAGAATGATTGCGTTGTTACCAACATTCAGTGCTGTATTAGAATATAAACTTTCGGCCAAAGTTCTAGCAGTGAATTTACTGGTGACACTGGTTGAATTATCAATACCAACCAAGATTGTATTGGATGTGTTACTATCTAAGTGTGTTAGATTTGGTAATTGCGAAATTTTTACTGTTGACATTGTTTACCCCAATAGGATTGTTCTATCATCTTCTGTTGTTAATGTAATACCATCTTCTGTGGCAATCTCTGGTATATATTGTAACCCAATTGGGCCAAATATCTTAATTTGATTTGATGAAATTGTACTATTTGCAATGAAGTTTCTTTTAACTGAAAGTAAAGTATTTTCATTAGATGATAAGTTGGTTGTTAAAACAATCTGATCGTCCGAATAGTTTACTGATTTAACCGTGTATATATTGTTGTTTACTTTGATGGAGTCACCAGTATAAACAATATCTTTTAATGGATAACTTGTGTTACTATAAACACCATTGTTCTCATAATCAAATTGGCCAGTGAGTGATGTAATATTTAGTGTGTTGGTGCCAGAGGTGCCAGTAACAACTGCCACATTTCCAAATGTTAACCAAACATTACTTGCAATTGTAATTGAATCTTGTGCATCGTTCACATCAACAACCAAAGACTTAATGTTGACACCACGATCATTCTTAATTTCAATCGTACTTACATTTGGAAATATAAATTCTTCCAGATTTGAACCAAGTTTATTGTTAAATTTAATTACATTGTTACTCTTGTTGGTGAAACTGGTTGTGATACTCAGTGCATCAGAAGTGTGTTCACCCAAATAGTAAGCTAATGGTTCACCACCATATAAACCTTGTTGTGAATGGTGAAAAAGGTTGTTGTTCGATTTCAATGCATAACGACCAATTACATTTGTTCCGGTTGGATGTAATAGGTTCAACAATACTTCTCTGTATTTTGCAATTTCTTTTTCAAGTGTAATCTGATATGTGAAATTGTTGTACTTGGTACTCTGCAACACATCATAAGAACTTGGTTGCCCTTGTGTTGTTAAATACTGGCCTTCACCAATCACAAGACCATTCAAGAATGTTGCGTTAGCCTTTGCGGATCCATCACCAAATGTTATCACACCAAACTTATCATAAGTTCTGGTGTACACTGTTTGGTTGCCAACTGCATCAAAATAATTATATGTCTGTACAAATTGTGGAAATGCAGAGTTTGCCATCGGCAGACTGATGTACTTACCATCAATCACCAAAGGTAGTTTTGGATTTGGTTTTGAATCGTAATTGTAAACCCTCAAATTGTATAATGACAATTGTGAGTTCGCATCAGCAGACAACAATGAAACTGAATTGACTCTTGCTGTGTATGAAGCAAGATTGATTGTTGGACCTTGATAGATTACATCATCTTTTTGTGGCAAGTTTTCAATTGCAACATTAGATACCACAATATCTTGTATTCGTATTGACACATTAGGTTTGAATTCATAATCTTCACCGTAATTTTCAATTGAGATTGTTGTTACTGAACCTGCTCTGTCTACGACTGGAGAGAAAGTTGCGCCTGTTCCTAGAATACCTGGAATAAACAAACTTGCACCGGTCGCTGATGGGTTTGCAGATGTTACCGACAAACTAGGTAAATAATCATTCGTATATCCCATTCCGCCTAATGGCCATTTTGGATATGTACGATACTGTGGATCAATAAAAAAATCTACTGCTGTAATTGCTCCAGTTCCATTCACACCTGTTACATTTGCATAAGGACCTTGGCCACGACCACCATTAAAAACAATTCTATCGTTCACTTGATAACCAGAACCACCGTTACTGATTTGAACTGGACCTAATATACCAAGCGATTCTAGTGAAGAATTAACAGAAAATTCATCAAAGGAATCTTCTGTTCTATATGTAGACAATGCGGTTATTTCTGGTATCTTAGTTATTCCACCACCACCATTGTCAACAAAAATGGAAGATATAGGAAATGTTGTTAGTGAACCAAAAGTAAATGCATTTGCAAGAGTTGTATCTTTAGTAGATGTTCCAACATTAGCAAAGAAGAAATTTGCATTACTTAATCTGATCTCTTTCTTAAAACCAATAACATCCATTGGTATGAAAGCCACATTGGCTCTTGCGTTGCCTACTGCCGTGGCAGTTTGTATATTTGCACCAGAGGCTTGTACATTTGAAGAAAATACTTGTGCAGTTATGCCAACAATAGCTTGTGCATTTACTGTTTGAGTATATCTAATATTTGTTATAGTACCTTGTGCATCAACTTCAGAAACATATGCAAAAGTGGATTCTTCATACACAACTGAATCGTTAATTCTATAACCTGTACCACCGTTAATTATTTTAAATGATGGAGGTAAATATGGAGATATAGATGCAACGTTTGCTCTTGCACCACTTATAGCCGAATCTTCAATTATAATAATAGTGTTTGGTTTTAATGAGTAACCATAACCACCATCAACCACATTGATACGCTGAATAGAACCTTTGGTAATTTCACCAACCTTTGCTGTTGCACCAACTGGATTTGCAACGTTTGCATTTAGGCCACCATAAACAACAACTGGATCACCAGGTTGATATGTTAAACCACGGCTTGTTGGATTAACTCTTATCTGGCTAATTTGACCAACAATTTTTGCACGAAGTATATTACCACCAAATAAAACATCCTGGTTGTTTGAATCTACAATCCTAACAGTCTCACCAGAGTTAAATAGTCTTTCAATGTTTGATATGAATATTTCGGTTTTGTTTCCAACCAATACAGCAGCTTCAATTGTTGCAATAGATTTTGAAACTTCACCAAAAATTCTATAGTTTTTTGTCTGTAAGAAATATGGATTGGCCGATAATAATTTTAAACTCTTTGCGATGTACCATGTGCCACCAGATGCTTTGAACACCGAGTCTTTGGTATTGAATATTTCAACATCTGTGTTGTAGAGTACACGGAAAAGAAATTCATACGATGCTGGTGTACCTTTACTTTGGTACAACTGTCTTGCAACTTTTACAGCTTGTTCTTGACTTACTAAAGATTCTCTTGGAAAGAAGGGTAAGAATTCGTTGTTGAAATAATCTATGAATTCTTCCGTTGTTGCATCAACATCTTTGTAATTCAATAAGTTTTTAGACCTATCCGTTACCTTACCAGTTGTTTCCATCCATTCGTAGTATGCCTTTAAGAATAGATTGAAGTTGGCATAATCAGGATTATCCCGAACATACTCAGGTAACTGAGATAAAACCAGATTGGATGTTTTTTGATTATTGTCTATCATGTTGTTTTAGCGGTAACATTTACAATAATAGATTGTGGATCAAATTCATCTACAGTAATAACTCTATTATATGTGGAAGAAATAATTGTTGTTGTTGGATTGGTGGTTACTGTTAATAGGCCTAAATCATTATTCACATTCAATGGTGAAAATGCATCCAATGTAACAACACCTAAATTGTAGTCTACAGTACCAATATTACCTTTAAATACAGTCTTGACATTTGTTGTGTCATTGTAATATAATCTCAACACACCATAACGGCCTTCAAGTGTAATTATACCTGCACCAGATGAACCTGTAGTATCTCCTGCTGCTGGTGTGATTTTAAGTATTGCTGATGTGTAACCTGTTCCTTTTGTTAGGACATTGATTTGTTTTATGGTACCGTTGTTTGTCATAACAGCTTCTGCTGTTGCACCTGTACCATCACCTAGTATGGTAACTGTTGGTTGACCTTGATAACCAAAACCCGGATTAGTTATTGTGATAGATTCTGCACCACCTGTTGATGATGGTACTTCTTCAATGTAAAGGCCATTAATTGTTTGTGCTAAATTTAATGGGTTTCTGTATACAACTGAAGGTGAACTGCCTATACCACTCAAAAACATACCACGCTTTAACCCTGCACCATAATACAACTTGTATGTGGTTGGTGTAGATAGATTTGGATAAAATTTCTTCTGTAGTTGAATAGATATTTCGTTTGTAATTATAGAAGAATCAACTGAATTGATTTGATTATTGAATTCAGATGATCTAAATGTAGAGTTAAAACTGTTTAGTGTTGACTTTGCATAGTTATTGATTGCAGTCTTGACATTTTCTTTTATCTCACTTGCAGTCAATCTTGTTCTCTTAGGATCATACAATACATTTGCAGTGATTTGAATATAGGTATAATCTGGATCAACAATTGTTGGTTCTACGGTAAGAACCGATATAGGTCTCAATACATCTTTAATCAGTTTTGATTTCTGATTTTCTGTCAACATATATGCACCAGATGGTTTCATTGCAATGAATACTTGCCCATAAACTGGTGGATCATTCTCTTGGCCACCCCAAACATTCACTGAATCGAATGAGTAACCAAGATTGTTTTGTTGGATTGCTGTGATGTAATCTTCTTTGGTTACTGCACGACCTTGTGCTGAGTATGACTTTGGTGCCTGAAACTTGATTGATTCTATTGTTTCTCTATCACCACCCTGAGTTGCAGAGGTCAATGGATAAATTCTTGTATTTGAATAACCTGATATTGAATCCATCAACACAAAATTGTTTGCACCAGTTGCAGCGGATCCATTTGTCACCACATAAGAAAGTGTGATAATGTTGCCATTGGTCAATTTTTTACCTAGTACACCATTACCAAAACTAACTTCATAGAAACCTTTGACATTTTCTTGTAAGAAATATACCAAAGAAGAACCTGAGAGTGTTAGATAATCTTTTGCGTGGGTGTGAATATTGTAAAAATTGTTTGATGATGATTCACGCACCGAAACTGTTAATGTGGTTGTGTCCACATTTATTTCAGGTATTTCAAATATTGATTTGATATTTGTGGTACTATCATAAGTGAAAGACAAAGATACTGGTGTACCTTGTTTCAATGTGATATTATCAAAATTTGCTGTGTTATTCAATACTGTAACTGTAGAATTTTCAGTTGTCACAAAGCTGTAACTGACACCATCAATAGATTCTGCCAAAAATGATGTAAATTTAGGTAATGTTAATGATGCATCAGTAACTTGATTGACTTTTAAATTGATTGTGGCTGTCGGTGCAATTGAAGATTTTGGTACATAATCCAATGTTTTTGCATGGGAAACTACAGATGCTCTCTGTAATGCTGTGTCCAAGAATGTTTCGTTGGCCACCATGTTCAAGTAATAAGCATTGTATTGTGTATTGTACGCTAGAATGTCCAATAGTGTTGAAAGTGCAGAACCATCATAGTTATAATCTTTTAAAGTATCTTGTGACTGAAGAAAGCTCTTCAGGCTAGTTTTTATTTGATTAAAATCTAGTTCTGTTATATTGAAACCAGTATTTGCAGCCATCTTATCTATTTCTCTCTAAAAGAAGTGTTACTGTTGTCGGTAATGTTGCATTTTCTATGTAAAATGTTATTGTGGCACTATATTGATTTGAATCTGGATCAGCAGAAACCCGGACACTATCTAACAATGCTCTCGGTTCATAGTTGTTTATGGTATCAGTAACTTCTCTTTCAATTAAACTTGCAACAAGTGGTGAGAAGTTTTCAAATAAAAGTGCATCAATATTAGAACCCAATTCAGGATCAAATGGTCTTTCATATTTTCTTGTTGACAACAAATTTCGGATTGATCTTATAACAGCCTTATTATCAAAACTTAAAGCAACATCACCTGTCACCGGTTTTTTGGTGAAAGTAAAGTCTATGTCTGAGTATATTTTGGTTAAAGTTGTCATCTTTTATTTATGAGCTAAAAGTAAATGCGCTTTTTGGAATCTGAGTTCTGTCGGAGAAAATTCTTGGGCCGGAATGAGAAATTTCGAAATTTTAATCTCCAATGAATACTGTACCTGAACCAGTTTCGATAACATTGGTGCCTGGTGGATTACTATCAAAGTGACTGCCAGTACCATCATCACCAGTATCTGCCGTGTCTCCAATTCTTGCAGCACCCATCGTACCATGATTCATATTAATAGTGCTACCATTCATAACTATATCTCCAGCCACATTTAAGGTATAGTTACCATCAACCTTTTCCTGTACATTTCCCTTGACATATAGGTTTGCATTGCCATCCACCGTAATATTACAAACACCTTTGATGTGTACATTATTGTCAGAAAGATAAACTTCATAGTTGTCTCCAACCACTTTGGTAACCTTTGACCCGTCAGGTGCAATCTCAAAGAATGTGTTGGCCTTATGGTGTAGGTGTATCCTCTCAGCACCAGGTGTGTCATCCAACTCAAATACATGCCCTGCTTCAGTCTGTGTCACTCGGTTGTATGGGATTTTTGCATCATATTGTGATTCTGGCTCACTCCAGGTACCACCACTAGCCGTAGGCACACTGGTATCTAGGTTATTATTGTGGTAACCAATTGCAGTTTCTTCAATTTTTTCATTTCTGTGTAGTCTGCTACTAGTAGGTTCACCTAGTGGATAAAATGAACCTTCTGAGAAACCTTTAGATGTGTTTGGTCCATTTTTTGGTATGCCTGGAAATATACCAATAATGACAGGTGCTTGACTAGATTCACCATCAGTGAAGAAACCAAACGCATAGTCACCTTCCAGAGGTGCACCGTCAGTCATTGACACATTAGGTGGTAGGCACGGTAACGCCCAAGATAGACCATCCGTAGGCAATTCTTCAAGGTTGTCTGTGTGGTGACCGAACATACGGACACGCACCCGGCCTAATCCTAATGGGTCGAATCTATCTTCAACGACACCTAACCACCAATGAAAACCATCTTTACCAATAAAATTGTTCATCATGTTGTAATCGCCTGTCTAACACTCTTGTCTGAATTATTTGCACCTTCTTGTGCTTTTGGTAAGCTTTCTTTGGCCACTTCCAAAATTGTCTGATATGCAGTTTGCTTAATAATGTGTCGTACCGCAGTGACAAGGTACTTACCTGAATACGTTTTATCCAGTTCTTTTGTATTGTTTGTTGGTTTTAGTGTGAAAAGGTTGAATTCAACTACTTTACCTGCTGTCAACCCCGAATCACCGGGTACAACCATCTTTAGTGCCGTGAAGTTTGCAAGTGAAATTGCAGCAGTTCTAAGTGGTAAGATTGTTTCAATGAAAATGTCTTTTGCAAAACCACCTTCTTTTTCTTTGATATAAGGTACATTTCCGTGGTTTGCATTACCTGTTGCAACCTTCAGTACACCTTCTGGTGATTGATTCAAAGCTTTATCAAAACGATTCTTCAATTCATTCAAAATACTACCAGGATTCAATTTTTCCATCGTGTTTTTCATCTTGTTATAATCAAAATCGGTCACATTGAAAGACCTTGTTAGTGGGTCGATAGATATCAATCTGTTTGCAAACGAACCGGATGTAATCTCTTGGAGTGCATCATATGTTTTGGAAAATTCATATTCAATCACATTGAATGCTTTTTCTTGTAAGTCTTGTTTCTTGTTATCCAAATTCATCGGTTCATACTTATATGTCGCATAAACTTCATCTTTGTACATGGATTGTAGAGACCTGAAGTTAAAACCTTCTTTTGTTTCAAAAAACAACATATCCGCCGTACTGTTTTGTTTCTTTGGCCTTGCATATGTTGATACCCAACTAATGGCTTCAAATGGTTTCAACCTTGGAACAACAAAGTCATAAACACCAGTTGTTTCTTCAATTACATTGATGTTTTTTGGTTTGACCTTCAGTTTTTCCACCAATACATCCTGCACAATTTCAGAAATTTTTTGGCCAGAATATGATTTACTTATTTTTGTCTGTTCTGAGAGCATCAATTCTTCTGAACAAAAATATAATTTGTATATTTCGGAGTTGTAATTGCCGCCAGGTTTTCTATCACCAATCTTATACACCCTAAAAATCTGGTCGTTTCCATTGGGACCATTTTTTATTTTACTAAAATTTACTTCAAGATATTCATTGCCTGATAACTGTAGAAGTTCAATGAAACCTTGTGCATCAACCAATGTCACATAACCGGAAGCTGCAAATGTGTAGATATCTTCATAATATGAAAACTCCAACATTATTTTTTTAAGTTCTATTCTGTTACCACTCGATGTTAAAAAATTGAGTGTTTTTAAAGAATAGTCTTGCGGTGAATATGCACCAGAAGCTTCAACTGGAGTAAAATTATTTGTGTCCATAATTAACTCATCAAGTCTTGAAATTCTTTTTCTAATTGGTCAACATATTTTGAATTCAATATGTTAATGTTTCTCTTAGATTCATTTAAATCGAGTTCATAATCATAATTAGTCACTGCTGTTGGTTGTATGGTGATATCCAGATAACTCATTGAATTGGCTGTTGACGAAGCACCATTTGCATATAAGTCGGAAGGAAGCTTAAATGTTCTAAGTTCGTCAATGCCAAAGGGGTGTGAGTATAGTAAACTCACATATTCGTCAGGAGAAATGATGAATTTTTCTATTACTGTTTGGTCATCATCTGTACCACGGGTGGTTTTTGTGATAACTTTTTCGTAATGATGTAAATCAGTCAAAGTATTACCATATTTTTCATTCACATACTCATTGAATTGTAATGAAGAAAGTGGCCAATCCCATTGTGGATCCAACATTTTGTTTGCAAACAATACTATCCAATAACGATATGGATCATCATAGTACTTGTGTGCAACAATTTCTGGTGTATCACCTTCTTGTACATCATATTTGTAGTATACCATTGGATTCTTCAAAACTTCTGGCATAATACTAACTCTAGCCATAAGATTTGTCATAATGGTAGAAACACCATTATTATTTGTGTGAATTATTTTTGGAAGTGTATCAAAATATTGCATTTCAATAACCATCCTTTTCTATTTTTTCTCTGTCTATCAATTCTATTTCCTTGAAACTAATCGACATTGTAGTCTGAACAGGTGAACCATCTGTGTGTGAAGACCATCCGTTTGGTGCATAGTTCACATCAATATTTTCGATGACACATTCGGCAACTTTACCAATGTTTTTATTTTCTTCACCATTAAAGAAAAATTCCAAATTAAATGTTGATGGTGGTATAAAAAACATACCAGCAGCACCAGTAACAATCCTTGGTGCAGCATGTGTTTTAAACATCTTTACAATATTTTTTACTGTAGTTGCCTCATCTTTTGAGAATGGTGTAAAAGTAAAAGACATTTGAAATGTTCTAAAATCTATACCATCAAACAATAATTGTTGTTGTGGATTGAGTGCAAGCCCTTGTGTAGCTAAACCTAATTTTGCAGCATTTGTTTGTGCTTTTGCTATAGCGCCTGCAGCCACGCCTGCGGCAAAATTAATTGGTCTAAAACCTTTTGCTTCTTTACTGTGTAATGATTCCAATACACTTGATGCAACCTCAAGTAAACTTGTTTGGTTGTATGAAGCGGCATTGGTAAATTCTAATGTATCTGGCATATACAAATTTATTCCGGCTATAAGCCTTGTTTTTCTTTGCGTAAATGCTATTTTTGTTTGTTCTGAAACAGCTCCAACGGCACTAATTGATTTTTCGACAAAATCATTACCTTTAAATCCTTCTATTGCTGCATTTCCAATATCTGTTGCGCTATTTGCCACACCCTTAAAAATTTCAGAAAAACCATATGATTGTCCTTTTTCATATCCAACAGGTTGAACTTCATTGATTCGGAATTGAACCACATGATTTCTTGTTGCAGATTGTAAATCTCTTGGATAAGATAAAATCTCTACATTGTTTTTATTACCAAACAATTTACCCAAAGGACCTTTAAGTGCAGCTCCAGGAATTGATACGCCACCGATTGATGTTGGGATTGAAATTATTGCCATGGTCTTTTCTAAAAAGATTGATATATGTTATTTATGTTGAATACGGAAACTTAGATGCAATGTTATTCATTAAATTTGGTTCCTTTATAAATAAAATATAAAGGAGTATAAATTTATGATTTGTAAAATTTGTCACAAAAAAAACGATAACATTAGAAAATTGTCGAAACATATACGAGATTATCATAAAGATATTACTATAAAAGAATATTATGATGTTTATATAAAGACAAAAACTGAAGGACAGTGTGTTATTTGTGCAAATGCAACAAAATATTCAAATTTAGGCTCAGGTTACAGTAAAACTTGTTCAACATCTTGTAGTGCTAAATTATTTCGATTCAATTTAAAATCAAATGAAGAAAGGTATGACAAATTTAAACAAAAAATAAGTGATAATATGATAAAAGAATGGAAAAAAAGAGAAAAAACCGGTAAAAAAGATGAAATAATAGAAAAGGCCAAAAAAACTAAAAAAGAAACAATAGAAAATATGTCTTATGAAGAAAAAATACAAAAATTTGGTTGGATTAATAAATTGAGTGAATCCGAAAAACAAAAATTCATTCAAAAAAATTATTGGGAAACTTTATATAAGTATTGGCAAGAAATTACTGATGAACAATTTATGAAAATAACAAAAAAAAGATTAAATACAATGTCTGAAAGACAAAAATCTGATTATGTTTATTTGATTACCGAAAAAGATAAAGAAATTATTGACAATAAATTAAAAGAACTACTTAACATAAAATGAAATATTTGCAAGGAAAATATATAGTTCGTCATCCAGAAAAATATTTAGGTGACCATTCTAATGTAATTTATAGGTCTTCCTGGGAATTAAAATTCTTATCTTGGTGTGATAACAATGAAAATGTGGTTGGATTTGCTTCCGAAGAAATAATAATACCCTACAAATCACCAGTTGATGGTAAATATCATAGATATTTTGTAGATTGTCTTGTAAAAGTCAAAGATAAAAATGGTGTGATAAAGACACACCTAATAGAAATAAAACCCAAGAAACAAACCATGGAACCAGACAAAAAGAAAAGAGTCACAAAACAGTACATACAAGAAGTCGTAACATGGGGTGTCAATCAGGCCAAATGGAAGGCTGCAACAGAATATTGCTTGGATCGTGGTTGGGAATTCAAACTTATAACGGAAGACCATCTCGGACTATAACTAAATATCCGATGATAACAAAATCCATACTCACTACACTGACAGAAGAAAAAGTCTCGGCCAACCATCAAACGATGAGCCGAGAATCTATGACATGGTTATTAAAACGAATTGCAGATTTAAGAAACCCTGGCCGCCTGTCGATTCCTATAACTAAAGAAAAGTCACGATGGACACGTCCAACTGATAGACAAAAGTTCTTGATGGGTGGTTTATACTACTTTGTATATGATCCTAAAGGCAAAAATGATTTACCATATTATGATAGGTTTCCACTGGTTTTGCCTCTAAAACGACAATCCGATGGTTTTATAGGGTTAAACATACACTATTTGCCACTTCGTTATAGATTAGTTTTTATGAAGAAGTTGGAGAATTTTGCAATTTACAATGATGAGGATGAGATTAAAAGAATTCGTATCACATATCCAATGTTAGATGCATCGTCTAGGTTAAAAGAATTCAAACCATGCATCAAACATTATCTGTATAGCCACATTAAATCCAGAATATTGGCTGTTGAACCTAACGAATGGGATGTTGCAATGTACTTGCCTGTACATCAATTCAAGAAGGCACAACCAAAAGAAGTCTGGAAAGACTCATTAGAAGAAATAAGGAACTAAGATGCCAGTTTCAATTAGCGGTTTTAAATCATCTTTCACCGGCGATTTGGCCAGACCGAATCGTTTTGAGGTGGATGTTCCTATTCCTGTTACACTATTGGCTTATGTGAAAACCAATAGAAACCTGAAATATAGATGCGAGAACGCAAATCTACCAGGTAGAACTCTTGCAACAATCGAACAAAAGACCTATGGTCCTGTTGAAAAGTTTCCATATCAAAACACATACAGTGACATTGATTTGACATTTATTGTTGATGATGATATGTCACAAAAAGTATTCTTCGATGCATGGTTGAACTTTATCAACCCGTTGTACAACAATAATTTCAGATACAAGAGTGATTATTGTAGTGATTTGACAATAACACAATATGATGTGACAAACCAACCATCATATTCTTGCAACTTGTATGAGGCATTTCCAATCGCAATAAACCAAATGGACCTAGATTGGTCTAATGATGGTTACCACAAACTGTCTGTGACATTTGCATATACTTACTGGAAGAACAATTCTCTCCAAGGCCTTGCCATGGAACTGTTGGACTCTCAGATTGGAAATCTTACCGACAAATACGGTGGCCTTGGTGGTACTACCAAAGGTGCTGTCGGTGCAATTACTGATAGTGCCATCGGTGCCATCGGTTCGGGAATTGATTCGATTGGAAAGAGTGCTGATAATATTAATGGATTTGTATAATTAAATTGGAGAAATTATGGCTTTACCTAAACTTGATGTGCCAACATACGAAATTGAATTACCAATTTCAAAGAAGAAAATTAAATATAGACCTTTTCTAGTTAAAGAACAAAAGAACTTGTTGATGGCTCTGGAATCAAATGAGTCCTCAACGATTCAACAGAATGTCCGTGACATACTAAACAATTGTACCTTGACTGAAGGTATCAATATCGACAAATTGCCGATCATTGATGTTGAATATTACTTCATCAATCTAAGAAGTAAATCTGTTGGTGAAATTGTGGAGACCAGATACCGTTGTAATAATGAGGTTGAAGAAAAGGTTTGTGGTAACATTATGGAAGCAAGTGTTAACCTACAGAACATTCAACCATACCGTGAAGAAGAAGTTAGTCCAGAAATTCAATTGACTGACAAGGTTATGATTAAGATGAAGTATCCAGAATTTGGTATCATCAAAGATTCTATTAACATGGATGATATTACTGAGGTGACTTTCAACTTGATTTCAGAAAGCATTGAACACATTTATGATGGTGACCAATTCTATTATGCACATGAGGCCGAACCAGGTGAAATGTTGGAGTTTGTTGAAGGTCTGAATCAGGCCCAATTTGAAAAGGTTGAACACTTCTTTAATAACTTACCAAAGTTAAAAGAAACTGTTGAGATGACTTGTAGTAAATGTGGTTTTCATCACACGATTGATGTAGAAGGTCTCGAAAATTTTTTCGGTTGACGCTGCGTCACGATAACTTGAGGAATTATTACAAAACTAATTTCTCTTTGATGCAGCATCACAAATACAGTTTGACAGAATTAGAAGCTATGTTGCCATGGGAAAGAGATATCTATGTCTCTATGTTGATTCAGTATATTGAGGAAGAAAATCAAAAAATAAGAGAACGACAAAAGAGATAAATGGCAAGAGACAACAGTAAGGATGTTACTCATCAACAAACGATGAGTAAATTGTCCGAAAAATCAAAACAAACTTCAGCTTCATTGCTGAATTCCACCAAGGCCACACCTAAGGCTCTTGCGGATAGTGGCGACATGGATGGTGTTCTCGGTCAAATTTATCAGTTAATGGTTGATAATCGCAAAGATGAATTAGAACAAAGACAAATAGACGAAAAGAATAGTAAAACCGATACCAGAAAAGAAGAAAGTCGCCATCAAGAATTGTTGAAGGCGTTAACGGTTCGTAGAAGACCAAAGCCTAAGAGGGTCATTCGCCGTGAGAAAAAGGCGGAAGAAAAAGAAGCAGCTAAACCAACTACACCGGCCAAAAAGCCAGCAGAAGCGGCCAAAAAGCCAGCTGAAGCGGCTAAGAAACCACCTGAGCCGGCTAAAAAGCCACCAGAACCAGCTAAGAAACCAGCAGAAGATACTGCTAAAAAGGCTGCCGAAGATAAAGCCAAGAAGGCTGCTGAAGATAAGGCTAAAAAAGAAGCTGAAGATAGAGCTAAAAAGGCTGCCGAAGATAAAGCCAAGAAGGCTGCTGAGGATAGAGCTAAAAAAGAAGCTGAAGATAAAGCCAAGAAGGCTGCTGAGGATAAGGCTAAACGAGAAGCTGAGGATAAGGCTAAAAAAGAAGCTGAGGATAGAGCCAAGAAGGCTGCTGAGGATAAGGCTAAAAAGTCTGCTGAACAGGTTAAACCACCTGAAGTTAAACCGCCACCAAAAGCTGAACAGGTTAAACCACCTGAAGTTAAACCGCCACCAAAAGCAGAAGCTGCACCTGCGGCACCAAAGCCAGCTCAAGTGAAGCCGCCGCCAAAAGCTGAACAAGTAAAACCTCCACCAAAAGCACCAACTACTAAAATTCCTCCAATTTCAGGTGGAAAAGGTGTAGTTATTGCTGCATTATTGGCTGCTGGGTTATCAGCAAAAGCTCAAGCAAATGTATTAGCACAAGTCGAAGCAGAATCAAATTTTGTTCCGAAAAGTGAAGATTTATACTATTCAGCCGATGGCTTGGCGAATACATGGCCAAATAGATTTGGCCAAAAAGGACCTGACGGTAAACTTTTAAAGGATAAAAATAACAGAGTTTTACCAAATCAAATAGCGACAGATATAGCAAAAAATCCAGAAAAAATTGCTGAAGCTGTTTATGGAAAAAGAAAAGATTTGGGTAACACTGCTGACGGCGATGGTTTTAAGTATAGAGGACGAGGTTTTTTACAAATTACAGGAAAAGATGCATACAAATCTTTAGGTGATTATATTGGTGTAGATTTAGTAGGTGATCCAGATAAATTAAATGAAATTTCTGTTGCCGCAAAATCTATTCCTTGGTTCTTTTTAAAATATAAAGGATATCTGATTAAAAAACCACAAGATTTGGAAAATATAGGAACAGTTAGTAAAGCGGTTGGATTTCAAGATAAAAAATTAAAATCGGGTGAAATGGAATCAGAACATCGAGCAAAATTAGCTGAGAAATATCAAGCTGAAGTTTCATCTACACCCGTGCCAAGTTCTGATACTGGTACCAAAGTTGACCAATCATCTAAAGAAAATGCAGACCTGAAAGAAAAGTTAAATAAAGATAAGTCGGCTCAAACAACGAACAATACCACTACGACAAACAACCAGACAAACAATGTTAAACCTGAACAAAAGGTTGACGATAGACCACCTTATGCAAGAAAGCAACAACAATAAAATGGCTACAGATAATAAAATGTCATATCAGATGGCTGCGAGGTTGAAAAATCAATCTCTTGGTTCCGTTATTGCTG